CTACACCACCATTTTCAGGAGCTATAACAAATAGTGCTAGAATCCAGGAAACCAAAAACACTATTATACATAGGACAGTCACCACCAGATTTATTTGTCCTTCTGGATTTAATTTTGTCATACTAATTCCTTATTTATTTAACAAGTTAATTACAAATAAAAAAGGCCCGCGGGGAGCGGACCTAGTTGAGTCAAATAATGCCCTCAAGAATTGAGATTGATTTACAGTATTCTTATACCTAATCTTCGGCCCATTTCCAGATGAACCCACAGGAGGTTTTACGTCCTCCACGCGCAACGCGCGCGATAGTATTTGCAGCAACTCCGTGGATACGCGCAGCTTCTGATGCACTTTCATATATAGCTATGAAGTTGCCATCGAGGTCGTAAGAACAGATTTTCTTGGTACGTGTGCGGAAGGTATGGTGCGACATATTTTTATTTGTAGTACTAATTTTTTGACGCGTCGAACTAGAATGTTTTTTATTCAGGACTCCACCAGTATCTAGATTATAACCGAAAGATCGATCCAGAGATTGGTACTTCAAGATATATAGTCTTTCTAATTCATCAACGTCTTCGGGGGCACAGAATGTGAGCCGTATAATTTTAAGATTATCCCATCCGTATTTGCGTATAGCATTATAAACAGGAGTATTGTATTTTCTTTCTTTAGCAGTCTTTCTGTGATTAGACATTCGACTGGCAAAATTTACCGTTTGTCCAATATAAGATTTTTCATTCGGGAAAATAAATCGATATATTAAATGTTTCATTACTTTAATATAATCATATATTTACCCTAAGTCAAGTCATTTCTGTTAGTGGATTTGAATCCACGAAATTTAAGCTAAAATAGACCAGAAGGGCCTATTTTTCTTTCCGGTTTACTAGTTTGTTCCAAGTCTCGGTTGTTGTTAAAAAACAGGTTAATGCTAAACCTGAGGTTTGGTTAAATAGTACGTACACAAATTTTTCAGCTATTCTGGTACAGTGCATTGAATACTTACCTTTTCTTGAAAGTACAAAAGGTTTTTCTTTCTTTAGTTGCTTGAGTAACTTTTTGTATTCTTTGTCACTCATTTGTATGTCGTACCTTTCTTTTAATCTTTCCGCAAAATGTTCACTACTGTGCTTGTAGTTTGCTTGAAGTATTAGGTTGGCATACATTTTCACTCCTTTCTAATTAATGATTATATACTATTCTTATTCCAATTCTTAAGCTAAAAAGAAGGGGGTGAGAAAACTACACCCCCAACCTTTAACATATTTCCTGTTGTGGTGAATCATCAACGATCCAACCTTCTCGCTCGAATATTGACTCGTTAGTTAATTCAGAAATATGCTAAAACCGGCGACGACAGCGAATTGGTTCATGCCAATTCGTCCACCGTCCCAATCTTCTGGCTCCATATTAAGAAGCAAATATTGTAGACCTATATTTAAGAGGGCCTGAGGGGCAACTTGAAATTTAACTCCACCAACAGCACCATAAGAAAATCCTGACATAGTAGCACTACCTTCTCCGAAATCTGCGTCAGTAGAAGCATAACCGAGAAAAGCACCAATGTAAGGATACATTTTATTTACTCTAAATACATATTGTGGAACTGCAAACAATCCCCAGGTGGTTACACTATTATCACCATGGCTTTGTGTTTGGAACATAGGCATTAAACCAAGTTCTATGCAATCGTAAACGAAGACACCGAGCATCGGTTCCACAGTAAAAGTAGAAGTAGAGTTTTCTGCTGTTTCTCCATCAAATACACTGGTTTCACTTGTGAATGAAACGTTACCGGATAATTCCCATTGTCCAGCTTTACCAAAATCCTGGGCACTGAGAGGGATGATAAATAAAATAGTAATGAGCACGACTAGAGATTTCATAATCTCTCCTTGTTAGTTTAAAAATCGAGCTTTAAGCCCTGATATATTTCTTATGCCAAATTTTTAACCTAAAAAAAGGGCCCGAGGCCCTTTATCAATTTATTAAAGTCTTTCCAGAATTTATATCGAATACAGGAGTTTCAGTTTCGGTTTTCAGTTCCTTTTCAGTCATCTCTTCTTCCACCTCATCCATAGCTTCCATTATTGGACCTTCAGCTTTTTGCATTAAAGTTTGCATAAAAGTACCCATAATAACCATTTCTTTTTTCGACAGTTCAAAACTTACTTCCTTGAATTCATCGAGAGACATAGTAGCCATTGTTTTCATGCGTTCATGTTTGGCAGGAGCCAATTCATCATGAATTTCTTTCATAGAAACAAGTTGGTTTTCTGTCATACTAGCCATGAATTCTGCTTGAGCTTTTTGAATTTCTTCTTTAGACGCACCAGAGTTTTCAAACTCTATAGCATCTCGACTAGCTGCTTTCATTATGCTTACTATATCTTTTACTTTTTTAGTTAGAAATTCTTCATCATTTATAAATTTATTAAATAAATCAGTAGTTTCTTTTTCACATAGTTGTACAAAATCAATAGATTCTTGAGTCATTAAATTCTCCATCTAAAAGAAAGCGGGATTAATTTCCCGCTTTAAGTACATAGAGTCTTCGACCTACTTAGTAGGCTTCGGATTAAAGTTTAAATCTTTCGCCGCTTGCATTGTCATAATTTCCATGAAAGACTGGGCGCCATTCTGACCGCTTGTACCAGTAGTTCCCATAACAGTTGTCGGTACCCAATTACCCTGATATTTAGATACAGCATCGGCCCACATTTGTTGAACCTTTTCATATGTAGCTAATTTCATAGATAGTTGACCATCGGCACTCATCACGAGACGCTTGCGTTCAGATTCACCTTGACCAAGTTTAATTTCTTTCATCTTGGTGAATTCGGCTGCTTCCATTTCAAGTCGTGCGACTTCTCGTTTCTGTTCAGCTTCAGTTATCATTTGAGCTTTGATAACCTCTTGTTTCCATTTAGAGATTGTGGCCTCTTTCTGGCCTTTCTTCTCTTCCTGGATCAATTGCTGTTCCTGCTTTTTAGTCTCAGCAATGGCGGTTTGAACCTCCATCTGAGCTTTTTGCTGAGCAGCAATCTGTAACATAATTGTTTCTTGATATCTAATTCGCTCTATTGAAACAGCAGCAATTTTTAGGCCAAATTTTTCAAACGGAGCCTCTTCTTGCCTTGCAATTCCGCCCGGCGATTGTACACTAGAATCAAGTTCCGCAATTTTTACATACTTATCTTTACCCGTGAATTCATCTTGAACTTTCTTCTCTATAGATTTAGTTTTATAAACTCCATTTCGAAGTTGATCCTCAATGTAGCGAATAAAATCTGTACGCTTTGCGGCGTAGGATTCATAACTATTCATAAGTGGACCAGTTGCAAACACAACCTTAGTAACGGTTGGCTTGACAAGTTCATGAATTAGATTACGCATACTACCAAAAGTAGTGTGAATTAATCTTAGATGAAGATCATCTTTTGGAAACATAATACGTATACTTCCCGATATGTAACCATTACCACCATCATTGAAGAGTACTGGAATTTCATCATCCTCTTCTTCACCCTGATTGTCTTTATCGGAAAACCAGATCTGAAAAGATTTCTGGTATTTAGTAGTTGATCCTCCCCATTGCCCTTTCAGGCCGGGAGTAGTCCAGAAAAGCAATTCACCAGATATTGGCATCTGATTTATCACAATTTCATCTGCAGGCACATCCTCAACAATCGATCCGGAAAATGATAAGAAGAATACTGCTATAACTATTAGTATAGCTCCTTTTACCAATTTTGCTGTGGAGGAAATTCCCTTGAATGAGAATAACTTGAGCAGACCCATAAGTGAGTTCCTTAAATTAATGAATGATTGATTTAGTTGCTTCAGCCTTTTCTTTCAAGACTTTCGCTTCATTTTCTTCTTCCCGAATTAATTGTTCGGCTTCAGAAATATCTTCTTTAGCATCGTAATATAATTCTTTGGCTTCATCAAGCTTATCTCGAGCTGTCTGAGCTTTTTTCCTTTTACTTTTTTTAATTAACCTATAAGTAATTATTAAAGGTATTAATATTACAACGCAAACAATAAAAATCTTTGCAATTGAAAAAAACATAGTTTGTTTTCCTTTAATTTATTAAAGTGAATCTATAATTCTTATACCTAAAACGTGAGCTAAAAAAAAGAAGGTAGCCTTGTGAGCCACCTTCAGTAAAGTCGCTAATTTCCTTCTCAATTTTTATCCCACCCGAGGTCACTAAGGACAACATTTTCGGAGACCTGTGAAACAGAACCGGATCTACCTAATCTTGCGGCAGTTGATAATAAAAATCAATAGCTCATTGATATCTATTGCTGGAAACCCGTACTTTATGGAACGAACGAAAGCTTGTTAATATATCCTGTACCAAACAGGCACATCAAGGTTACTTCCTCACTGTCTGTTTTTAGTTAAACGTTCCATTGTACATATCTTATACCAAATTTTTAAAATAAAAAGGGGCCCCGGAGATTATCTTGTAGGATATCGTGGTACACTTCTTATACCGGAAAGTTGACAAAAATAAAATATATTTATATATTAAGGTATGAATAAATGGGCTGTATCAAATAAGGTACTTCATAGAATGCTTGAAATTGCAAAAAGCAAAGGATTTAATTCTACTGAAAAATACTTGAAAAGTGTTGGCAATAAATCTGAAATTATCGATCTTGATCCAGCTCCTATAAAAACTCTTCGTAAGACAATCACTTCAGAAGGTAAATATCCTAAACGGTTTTACAATCCTGATGGAACTGGTAATATAAAAAAATTAGAAAATTTCATTGAAAAAGGAAAAACTTTTAGAGGTGTTCCTGGAACCAAAAAAGATCCGATGGCGGGTTTATTAGATGACATGGCACATACAAAACTACGCCAAAAAGAAATAAATAAGCCTGTAGACAGGTTTCATACTCTTCATCCAGAAAAAGCATATGTTACGGATAAATCTTCTGTAATGTATCAATCTACAATAAAAGAATTAGAGACTCCGGCTAAAGAAGTTATATGGAGAACAAAAGGACACCACGGTCGTCCTGGTCAAAAACCAGATCCAAAATATTGGAATGACGTCAGAGGTATTTTTTTAAAAGGACAAACTCCGAAACAAAGCGGTAAATTTAAAGAAATACCAGGAAAGACTAGTAAAGTAGAAGATCAGTTTCCTACTTTCGAGCACATGACTAAAAATGAAGGACTTCCAAAAAAGGTTAGAGTTTACGTTCCACATAATAAAGCTAAAAGAAAATTTACAGACCTAGGCGTGATGAATCACGCCCAGATCAAGTTAAAAGCTAAACAGCTTCAGGATAAGGCAAAATTGTTTTATTAAGATAATCTGCCTGTTCTTGTGTTTTACAGACTATTGTTATATCTGTCATATATCTGCCGGGCCTTGTATGACCTTCTGTTCGATCTGCTATAGCAGCATTAAAACTATCAGCCCACTCTACTAGTGTAAGACCAGTTTTACTGTGACCTATTAGAGGCATTGTAACATCTGTATTTTCTCCTCCAAACCCGTCAACGTTTAAAGTAGCTAGTGCATTTTCCATCATTTCCTGAAAAGTAGTTTGATGGGCGGTACCAGGATACCCAACTAATAATTTGTCAAAATTGTTCCCGGTTTTAAAGTAGTAAACAACTACAGTGGCATATTCAGAAACAACTTTAGATTCTATCTTATAATTTTCAAGACTATCTTCATCTAAAAGGGGTAGTACCTGAGACATCAGAGAAGTAGGGCTTTTACAATGTCCTCGAACATTTGATCCTACAAGAAGGCAGCTTGATGGGTAATCGAACATATTACCGATCACGATCTTTATCATGTATCCTCCATTTAAATTAATATACATATTCCACTATTCTTATGCCAATATTTAAGCTAAAGAAAAGAAGAAGTAAGCCAACTACCCCGCTAGGTCGGGGGTGTCCTTCTCTTTTCCTTACGCATATCTGCGCGGGTGATCTTCTTGTATATACCTAGTAGTCTTGTTTGTTTTTGGACATTCAGGGTTAGTTCTATTATTGTTGGCAAATACTATCCCGCCCTTCACTCATGAAGTATGTCATGTGTATCTAAGTTCCACACAACATCCCTATAAGCTGCATAGATCTCAACTTTCTTAGAATGCGTGGCCAATGCAAGTTAAGACCGGGCCTGGCTTCTCTTTAGGCTTGTATGCCTAAATATATCCTTATTCTGATTCTCATCAGAAACTCTTGTATGAAGTTAAACATAACTCCATTTTTTAAAATCTTTTTTAAAAGAAATTAACTTGGTGCCTTTTTTAAAGACACCGTTTTGAAAATCTACCAAATCATATTTACCTTTATAATACTTAATTATTACCTGACAATTTTTATTAGGTAATTCTTTATAATGCCATTTTAAGTCATTAAAGAAGTCAATGACTATAGGTAGTATATCCATATTATATGATGATCCTTGTTGGAGATATTTTTCCCTGCCGAACCAAAAGAATTTTACGTAAAATTCTACTACCATTTACTGAAGTTCGAAAATTACCGGTTTCTTTTTTCTTTTTACTTTTTCGTAAATTTACATTTGGAAAATAGATTATATCTGTTTCCGGAAATCTTTTTGCAATTTTAGGAAGAATATCATTTTCTAAATCAACCCTTTCTTTTATTGGTAATGATGTACCAATGTTTCCTATAATTATATATTTAGGATCTGGAGTATCTTCTCTATCGTAAATGTAATACTCTCCGAGATATTCATTGGGGTTTTCATAATCTTTTTTATGGGTTTTTGACTCTGAAGCTAAACGCATGAAATCTGCTTTTCCTGCTTCTACCATTTCTCGTATTACTGTTCTATCATATAGATAAATAATTGGTTGATACAATTCTTGTAATTTAAATCCTGCAGGCAAATAGTTATATTTACCTCGTTTTGCGTTCCACCATTTTAAGTCATAGGATCCTTGTAGATCTCCACAAAAACACATTGAACGTATAAAAGTTACGTTTATATGTCTGCCTTTATCTCTTTTATTTTTTTTATCCCTGGTGGGAGATACCTGATTTGTTAAGCCAGGAGTATATGTATGTGCTAATATATTCCCGTGAGAAAAAAAGTGTGCTTGTAGTCTTTCGTCCAATTGCTTATAAGTTTTCTTTTTTTCTGTTGTTGCTCCTGCGCCATAAATTCTGCCACAGCTTCTTATGTCTAGTATTATATATAGTTTTGACACAATGTCCTACTGGTTAATGTTTATAAATTATCATTGACTTACCGTAATAATTTAGCCTTGTTTGGGCATTTTACTTTTTAATGTAAAAAGGAAAATGCCTTACCTTGGGACAGGGGGTAAGTGTATCCCGTCAATGCTTACGCGCAAATTCCATTTCTCTTATACCAGAAAATTTGAAATAATATTAATTTAAAAAGAAGAGGAGAAGCACAACATATGTTGCACAACTCCCCGAAACTCAAGTGCTAGTGGCCTAGCTCTTCTTCAATAAACTCATCGACACATTTAGTACACTGCTCCCCGCAATCGTTTTCATTACCTATACATATACACGGTTCAACATAATCATCTTCCCCATTTTGCAAGAACTTAATTTTGTTAGCCGTTTCTGGACTAACAATTGCCTGATCAGATCCAATGACAATAAGCATATGACTCTCCTTGAGGTGAATAGGAATTTGATCGAATTAGAGTTTACTATTTTCTTATACCTAAAAGTTCAAGTTTAAGGAAGGGTAGGGTAGGTAGGTATTTAAATAAATCCCACATATACCATCATGATTATAGAAATCAGCAATGCGGCCTGAATTAACTTGACTATCATGTGAACCTCGCAAAAATTTAAAAAAATTTCGACCTAGAACTAAATCAAAAGAAAAAAATTAACTCGAGCATAACAGATCCCTTGAAACAAACGGGACCTTGCCAGCTCTATCAGCTCTAGATGCTAGGTCCCGTCTATGGAGGAGTTCAATCCCAGTAAAAAACAAAGTCATATGTATCGGGATTAATGTAATGATCAGGAGTGTTTACTTTTCTGTAAGCATCAGCAAAATGCTGAGTTCGATTTCGTAGTTGAGATACGGCTTTCCATACCCGAACATCTACGAGTATCAGAGATACCCATTCCATCTTGCAAAACTTTTCAAGTATCGCAGTGCCTTCAGGGCCTAAATCGTAGATTGGCCGTCTTTGAGCCCATAGTCCATCAATTTCTATTCCATTGTCATGTTCCCGTATTGAATTATACAGTTCAATATTCAGGTCAGAAGGACATGCAGGATAAATTACATCACCTATCCTAATTTCCTTATTCATCAAGTTAGCAAGTTGAAGTTTGGTATCTGGTATCTTGTGTATAGCAGCTGCATATTGCATATCTGCCCTTTCATTTTATGATAGGATTACTGTTATCTTCTTGAACGCTAACAGTTTGCGTTTGTCCATGTTCAGGATTTCTTCAAAGTTACTGAAGTAAACTACTTCTCCCCCAAAAGTCGCATATATCTGAGCATCACGACTCAAGCTGTGCGGAAGTAGTTTATGCGGGTCGATAGCGTATATACGAGTATACCCTACCTTTTCATCAATCACTTCGAGTAAAAGTTCTATGTTCAGGCCAGTGTACAATTTCATTTCAAGCCCGCTTCTTGCATTAGCTCTTCTTTTTTATCTTTAAAATGTTCGGCTGTTTTCCTCAGAGTCTCTTCGTTCAGGGTTACGCCAGGAACTCTTGATTTCCACAGGTAAGCTATTAACTCATCTGAGTAATCATACTCTTTCAAGATTTTTTCGAATTCTTCAAATGACATATATCCTCCATTTTAAAAATGTGATGGAGTAGGCCCCATCACAAAAATTAATTAATTCTTGTACAAACAACTTGCAATGTTTCTGAACGCCAATTGCAAGCAACTTCCCAAGTCAGATAAGTACAATTAAAATTATGTCCGGCGGTATACTTGTAGTTCACCCCGTAGAGCTTAAAAAATCTAATGTACTTTCCAAAAAGTTGATACAGATTTTCATATGTATCATGATGCATGAGCCTGAAATAATTTAGTTCTTCGTCCTCGAATGAAAAAATTATATCATCATCACCGTTTATCACTCCAACCCATTCATGCAGGGCTTCCTTACTTGAATCTGTTTTTGCTAGCATGCAAGATACATCAAGTTCATATTTCATCAAGTCCTGAGCCTTGTAGAATCTCGGGTAAGCAAGGTTATTAGCTCCAGGGCAACCACATGATACAAGTGAATATATAGTAAAGAGTAATAAAGCCAAACCATAAGTTAATCTGAGTAAATTTTTCATGACTTACCTCCTGAGTAAGATTGTGCTTCTGAAATACCATCATCTATAAATTCACGAATTATTTCTTCTGGGATTTTAATGGTTATTTCGTGGGCAAGCCTGTTTCTTTCTTCGTCCGTTAGAGTTGTTGCTATTGTTCTTTCGAAAGACATTTTTTCTCGGATACATCCGGACACATCAGTAAAAACAGCTTTGCATACTTTTTCGATTAATCCTCCCTCTCCTTCAAAATCACGACGCTTCATAGATCCTCCTTGTTAATAAAAAAGCCGACAAAATATGCCGGCTTAAAAAATTAATTCTCTTTATCTACGATTCTTATACCTATAAATAGGAGTAAGTTCCGTAATTGTGTGTAGTATGCATCATCAAGACACATGTGAAATTTATGATTGCGTGTTTCTCATCGTTCAAGTGAATTACCATTCCATACACATCCGCAACAAATTGAAAGTTCTCGAACAATATATTCAGGTCTTCGTATTCTATACCTCCATGCCATTCAGCTATATACTCTACAATTGATTTCTGGTAACGTCGTAAGAATTCTCTAACTGTAATAGTATGTTCTGATGCTGGAATCTTGTTACGAGCAAGTTCTGCAAGTACACTAAAATAAGAATCCCAATGAACTGCGAGTTCTTCGTATTTTTCTGTCATTAGAGCTTTGGCAGATTCCAAGCTAAACTTTGCACGAGATTTCATAGGACGTTGTGGCACAACAGCATAACCAGAAAAAGTATCAAGTTTTTTATCTCTGTACTTCCATCGCTTGAGTAATTCCTTCTCTCTCAAGATGATAATTACTTTTTTCATACCACTGTCTACACACACGTACTTATCTTTTTCAAATCCTACAACAGCAATCCAATGGCTCCACTTATCTACACAAAGAACAACTGGAAACCCTTCTTTCAAGTTAGATCGCAAATTAAAAAAAGAAGTCTCAGCATCAGCACCTTCAGCAATTTCTTCGAAATCACAGTCATAGTAATTTGCTGCTTTTTCGAGCCCAATTTCATCGGTACCTTGCCACCAGGTGCTTCCTGCAATCTCTTCTATATCTCGTTCGTCCTCCATCTTCCCGAGCATCACTAGTGCATACTTGAGAGCCAGAGGACCACATTGATAAGTCAAGGGCTGTTTATAAAAACTCATTTACTAATATCTCCCGAAATTTATTTGATAAACCATCAAGCCGAGATCTCTCCATAATTCTGTGTTCCGTTCACGATCTTCAAATACCGCAGTTACAAAATACTTGTCTTTAATTTTATTTTCATAGATTTCTTTTTTGATATTATAGTCATGTTCATAAGGCTGATCTTCTGGCCTCATATATAATTCATCATACTCTATGTTATTATCGGCAAGCCATTTCTTTGTAGCTTCTCTTGAAACTTCACTTCTACCAGTAACTAAAAGTATTGCTGCTTCTGCTCTATGAATAAGATCGACAAGAGGCATGTTTGCCATATCATTTGGAATGTGTTCATGATTGAATGGATCACGTCCAGCCTTGTGCAGAGCTAGAGTCTCATCAAGATCCACAATAATTGCATCATCAAGATCAGTCTCACCATATTCATTCAGGTACATTTCAGTCTGAATTTGTCTCGGGGGTGCATAGTAATCATCATGTTTTTGAAAATTAGAATATAAAAGCCAAAGTTCATTCCAGGGAGCTTCTGGTATTACGCCTATTTCGCGGTGAGTATTATTATACCAGCATACTTCGCTTTCAGTATTTATTACATGCTCTCGTACACCTACGTCACCAACTCTTCGAGCAATACGTTGCATCATTGGAAATACATCTGGAGTAAGATTTGTATCGTCTATTACAACATCATAGCCCATGTGTAACCAACTCTCAATCGCGTAATTACGTATACGCTTGATAACTTTTTCGTCTTTTGCATTATAGTCACTATTCTGCATCATACTTCTAAAGTCATCACGATTCAGGCGTTTAGCCTTGTGGTTTTGTACATATAATTTAGCCCATATAGATTTTCCACATCCGGGTGGACCAACCATTACAATAATATCAGCCATTTACTTTTCTCCTCGTTTTCCTGTTGCAGACCTATCTTTTTTGGTCCTAACTCCACGTGCTTCTTGTGAAGTTACAATGATTGATTCTAGTTTATTAATTTCGCTAGCAACTCTCTTTTTATCATTATCGTCGAGAGGTCTTTTTTCCTTGAGAGTTTTGCCTGTGCGTTCCATTTCTTTCAAGCGTGCAAGTGCACTAATTCGACGGTCATTTACACGACCTTTAGAATTTTTTTGTAACATTTAAATATATCTCCTTACTATCTTCTGATTAATGACCCTCTTTTGCGTTTTGCTTCAGCAGCTAAATGGGTTTCCTTGTAACATCTAATTATGTCATGAATGGCTGCTTTTCCAGCATCATTTAGGGTACGAGTGCCTATCCCAGTAAAGGTATTTAATTCAAAATATTTTTTATCTGGATATGATATATCTATCCAGGATTTATCATATTGATACCATTCTTTTTTTTCTTGATCAAAAAAGAATACAGGTAAGCCTAGCAGTATTCCGGTTCCAATTGCCCAGGCAGTTCCACCTGCAGGCATAAAATTCTTTCCATCCATTATACCTACACCAAAAACTACTTCAGAAAATAATGATTGATAGATATCTCTTTGGAGGAATTTGATTATATGTGGGCGCGCGAAAGGTGGGTTACGGTGGATAAGTTTTCCTACTTTACTTACTACAGAATTAACTTCCTCAAGTTCTTCAAGAGTCAAAATTTTTCGACGGTCAGATGTAGTGGTATGTCCTTCAAATGAGTATGCGATAACTTCTATATCTTCTATATCACACAACTCTTCAAATAACATGTCAGCACCGGACGCACCGCCGGTATAACATTTTATATTCATTTTTTTACCTAAAATTTAATTGTGGTCGTATTTGAGTTCTTATACCAAATTACCTGATAATTGTGTTTATATGAGGGATTTTTTTCGCGGGCGCGGAAGCTTTACTGATAGTAATAGTGTTTGTATAATTCAGATACATCTGTTCCTTGAGTAATCCAACTTCTCTATGTAAGTTATCGTATTGATCTTGCAAGGCTGAAATAGAAGATTTTTCTAGTTCTAGTTCTTCTTCATTCAAGTTCTTATCCAAGACATCTTTATAACTACTTTTTATCAAGTCAAGGCATTTAGCTTGTTGTTTTTGTAAACTTTCCAAGTACTGTATATCCTCTTCAAGGATCTTTTTACTAAACATTTGAATCTCCTGACTTAGTCCAACTATTAATAATAGGAACTTCATTAGCTTTCTTTATGTTAATTTCTAAATTACGCTGAGCATCTTCTTTATCCTGAATAGTATTTTGAAGCATGGCCTTTATTTTTTCAATTTCATTTACGTCTTCTTCGGTAATAAGTTTTTTCATTAGGTCATTGATCTTGACTTGTAAATTATCTTCTATCTTCAAGAAAATAAGATTGTCAATATCTTTATTTCTTCTGTCGTTCAAGAGAAATGTATGTAGTGGATCATATTTTAAGGAGTTTGCCATATTTTAATGTGATTACTTGACAATCATTGTAAATATCGCTAAATTAAACAAGCGAGATATTTTTTAATATAACTAAAAATGGGTACAAATACAATGACAAAACAAGAATTTTCGAGTTTTTGCAAGTTTGCTCAACAAAATAATAGTTTAGCCAGTACAACCGGGCTGGCATTAACTCTGTCAAAAAAATATAACAAGGCAGTTAAAAATATTGGGAAACGTTATGGCATGTCCCCTAGAACAGTTTCTTCTTATGGCTTGAACAGACGACGAATTTCTTCAGGCAGTGGAACCTTCGATAGGTATATAGGAGCGATAACAGGACAAGAATCTGGAGGTAGATGGGGAGTAGTTAATAAAACTTCGGGAGCCCTCGGAAGATACCAGTTTATGCCGAATACCTTGAAAGGGCTAGGATATAAAGGAAACAGACAACAATTCTTAAGTAGCCCACAACTTCAAAATAAATATATGCACAAGTTTACACAACAGAATGCAAGCCAACTTGGGTTTGGTACTGATAGTAATAAATGGACTAGACAGCAGTACAAGTATCTAGCAGCAGCTCATTATGGTGGGGTAGGCGGAGCAAGAAAACTTATGAAAGGTAATCATCGATACGGTAATACGAATTTTCATGGTAAGACTCCTTATGGCTATGTGAATGATATAGATCGAAGGATGAAATGGAATTAATATGTCAAAAAGTAAAATCACTCAGGAAGAGTTAAAAACCGTAGAAGGAGTGGCTGGGGCCAAGGCAGGACTTACCCTTGCTGCTAAGATGGAAATCTTGAAAGCTAAGACATTTGCTATACCAATGGTTTTAGGAAGTGCAGCAGCTATGTTACTTCCTGGTAAAGAAACTGAAAGGAAAGTTAAGAATGCAATTAAATTTGTAAAGGAGTCAGAGATGGATAAAGCAACATATGTATTTGAAAAAATGGGTGTGAGCGCTGCGGGTGTAGGTGCAGTTGCTTTAATAGCAGGATCACTTGCACCAAAGCCAAGAAAAACTGCAACCAGTATTGCAACCCCGGCAGGTAAAAATATCAAGATGAAAAAAATGATTAATCTACCGAGAAAAAAATGAAAGTAAGATTTACAGCAGAGACTTCGTACGATAGGGCACGGGGCCTGATGTTTAGCAAACCTCTGGCTCAAGATGAAATTGCTGTATTCAAGTTTGACAACAATACAACTTCAAAATTTTGGAATCGCAATGTCAGTTATCCAATAAAAATTGTGTTCTTTGATAGTGATTTTAATTTAGTTGGTTTAAAGAATTTAGATGCAGAGCAAACTAATTTAGTGGGTGCACTCAAACCTTACAAGTACGCAGTAGAAATGGCAAATGTTGATTCTGATGCTATGATACTAATAGATATAAAAAATTACTTAAAAACCAAGTATGGAAATAAACTATGAAACATTCGAAAATGCCCTTAAAGAGGGGAACTATGAGGATGCTTTTCATATTTTATTCAGAATGATAGATAATTTAGATCCAGATTCTATTAAGGCAGATAAGAAATGGACTCATGCAGTACGTAGTAAATCCGACAACAAAAGAATAAAAGCCATTGAAAATAAATTTAAGGCTCTTCCTAGAGAAAAGAAGAGAGAAATAGATAATAAATATATAAAAATTTTGGAGTTAACTAGTGGATAAATTATTATTAAAATTAGCTGTTACATCAACATCTTTATTAAAAAAAGATCGACCTAATATGGCAAAGACTTTACAAGCATCTGGCTACAAGAAAGTTGATTTAAAAGAATGGGAAACGAAAGATAAAGAATTGATGAATAAGAACATAGGTAAATACAATAAACAAAAAAATGTAGCTAAAGGCGTACTTGGCACGATGCTTGGAACAATTGGAGCTGCAGGTGGAGCGGGTATTGGACACATTACCTCTTCAAAACTCTTAGATGGAAAGAAATGGCCTATGGTAGCCGGTGCAGCAGTAGGTGCGGTACTTGGTGGAGTAGCCGGCTCAAAAAGTATAAATGAAGACGCCATAAAATCAAAATTAACTAAATACAGATTATCTAGAGCAGCAGTAACAGATAAAGCCAGAAGAGGCAAATATGATTTTTACGTGAAAGATTAATGGATCCATTTTTATTTAACCTTGCCAAGGCTCTCGCTTCAAAAAATGAAGTGCAAGGTAAGTCAATTTTAGAGGTGGGTAGTTGTAATGTAAATGGGTCTTTCAAGGCAATTTTTCAGGAACTCGGTCCAAAAAAATACACCGGCGTAGATATTGTTGAGGGCCCAAATGTAGACCTTGTATGTGATGTTAAAAATATTGTAAAACAGTTTGGTAAAGGAAGTTTTGATATAGTAGTTTGTACAGAAGTAATAGAGCATGTAGAGGAGTGGAGAATTGCTATCACAAATATGATGGAAGTTTTAAAGATAGGAGGTATTATATATTTAACTTCACGTTCAAGAGGCTTTGGAATACACGGCTATCCAAGTGATTATTGGAGGTATGAAATAGAAGATATTAAAACCATATTTAGAAAATATGATATTTTAGTACTTCACAAAGATCAATTTCAGGACGATCATTTTGGATTTTTTTTAAAAGCAGTAAAAATTAATAATAGTTTACCTGATCTTTCTCGACATTGTTTATATAATATAAATACAGATCTCCCAGAAAATACTCTAGGACTTGAAAATAATAATATAAAGAGAACACTAGAACAATGACTCCGATAGGAATACCTGATAGAAGTAGATTTTCTAGTATACCAAGTACATCCACTTCTGGATGGAAAGGAAATATACAATATCATCAGGCAAAGAAAGCTGGACCACACTATGATCTCAGATTAAGTCCACCAGGTTCAAGTGATGCTTTATCGTGGGCAGTTAGAAATTTTCCCGGTCCGGGACAAAAGACAAAAGCTATCGAACAACCAACTCATGAAAGTTCTTATATGGGTTGGGAAGGTAAGATAGAATCAGGATACGGTGCAGGCACAGTAAAAAGTATGTTCTTTGATAAAGTGGAAGTATTAGAATCTAAGTCAGATAAAATATTATTCAATTTATATCGTGGTCAAGGAGTTTTTAGATATATGTTACTCAAGACTAGTGGTAAAGATTGGCTCCTATATAATTATACAGGACAGACAGGAGAAAAAGTTCCTGACTACAAGCCACACTATAAGTCTATTAAAATTGAACAGCTCAAGTCAGATCACAAGGATGAAGTTTGGGCACCGAAGCTAGATGGTGCACATAACACGGTAGTTATACGACCTAACAAAAGACTTGATACATACTCATATAGAGTAAGTAAAAAATCTGGAGGCCAAATAGATCATTCATATAGAACAGATCTTTACAAGACTCGTGGACCAGTCGACCTTGGAAACACAGTTGTTAGAACAGAGTTATATCTTCCAGGTAAAGACTCTTCTACGCTTGGCGGAATTTTAAACTCAAACGTATGGAAAGCGAGAGATACTCAAGTTCGAACTGGGAAAGTTAAGCCAGCTATGATAGACATAGTCAAGTTCAGAGGTAAGAATGTAGAAAAAAGTCCGTATGAAGAAAAGCTCAAGATGTTAAAAGAAATATCAGAAAAAATACCTGAGCTCGAATTACCTCCTTTGGCTTATACACAACAAGAAAAAATGAAACTTAAAAACGATATACTTTCGGGCAAACACCCGCTAACGCGGGAGGGAGTAGTAGTCTATAAGTTAAAAGAGGCAGTCCCTTACAAATCAAAGTCAAGTGAAGACTTTGACGTTCTAATAACTGGAGTGTTCAGTGCTAGTTCCGGCAGCAAGTACGAAGGCAACGCCATCGGAGGGTTCGTTGGAATCCCAGAAAATAGCAAAACCAAGATAAGAGTAGGATCGGGGCTTTCTGATGAATTACGAAGAGAAGCCTATTTAAATCCAAATAAATTTATAGGCAATTGGATTAAAGTAAAAGGACAAATGAAATATTCAGGAACTGGAAAAATAAGAATGCCAATTTTTAAAGAATTCAGAACGGAGAAGTATAAATAATGAGTTCTGGAATTTACAAAATAGCTAACAAAATAACTGGAGATTTTTATATTGGGTCAACTAACAATATAACAAGAAGATTTGGGGAACACAAAACCCATTTAAAAAACAATAAACATCCGAATATAATATTGCAAAGGGCATGTAACAAATATGGCTTGGAAACTATGCACTTTCAACCTGTAGAATTAGTTAAGGATATAAATAATTTAACTACTAGAGAGCAGTATTATTTGGATACATTAGATCCTAAATATAACATTCGAAGAGTGGCTAACAATAATTTAGGTATGAAACATTCTGGTAAAACAAAAGAAAAAATATCTAAAAGTAAAGCACAGCCATTTAAAATTATAAGTCCCACAGGGAAACTAATTTCAGCCATAGGACTTAACAGATTTTGCAGAGAACATGACTTAGATGCAGGACATCTAAGTAAAGTTATTCTCGGTCAGAGGAAATCACATGTTGGGTGGACACAAGCTTTGTAAAATTTGTATATTTGCACAAAAAATGCTATATTTAATAAACAATAATTAAGGAGGAATACTCGATGAGTATGACACTATATCAGCGTGCGTATGCTAAAAAATTAGCTGCAGGCGCTACACAAAACACATACATTCAATCTGTATATGACACATACTCACATCAGGCAACTGGTGGAGATAGTGGTGCAACCAGTAAATGGAAAGCACAAAAAACCAGAGAGAAAGAAAATGTGCATGCATACACACGCAAGCTTACCGTATTACACGGTGGTCCAGCATAATCAGAGATACATATGGCAAGATCATTATTTCATATAGCTGAAGTTAGAACTAAACAGCGTGATGCAGCAAAAGCAAAAGAAGTATTAATTGAAGAGCCTGTGGTTGAAGAGCCACAGGTTCCTTCTGAAACAATTTTAGAGGAAGTAAAGAAAGATATTGTAGAACCCGTTGTAACAGAAAAGGAAGATAAAAAACCGGAAGTTATACCCGAAGTTCCTGAAGAAGTAAAAAAGGAAATGGTAGAAACTTTGATTGAAAAAGAAGTTCCTAAAAGTAAAGGTTCTAAGGATCCCAAAAAAACCGCTTCCAGAAAGAAATCTAAAAAAGAGGACAGTGATGAATAAGCAGAATCTTGTAGGATTTAAAAACGAGATACAGAAAGATGCTAAATTTTTACCTTTAGTGCGCGGTAAGGGTGCTATAAAAAGATTTTTTGCTAAGAGAAAAGGAGCAAAAGATATCTACAAGCAGACATCAAATGAAGCTGCCGCAATGTTAAAGAAAGATCCAAATTTTAATGTTAGTGGATATATGAAGGAAAGAGGCGCTCAGTTAACCAGGCTCGGCAAAGAGCAGGCATCTAAAGCAGAAAATGTTGCACTTACTAGTGGTAAAGGACCTAAAGGCAAAGGTTTTGTAAGTCGTCATAAAAAAGGATTGGTCGTAGGTGGAGCAGCGGTTGCTGGAGGTTTATATCTAGCTAATTCCGCAAACGAATCTAGTGAAAAGAAACGTAGACAATTAGCTTCAATGCGAGGCCTGAATATACCACAACGAGCATATTATAATTAATGTATCTCTTAATAGAACACAATGGAACCGAGGCAGCTAACGACTTAGCAGTAGCTCTAAAAAATGTTGCAGAAGACAACTTTGGAGCTACTTGCGAGTTTGTTATTTCTGATATTCCAGATATAGGAATATATAACGAGGATCAAAAAGAATTAATCCGATTTACTGGTCCACGTTCAAACGAAGATCTAAATTATATTATTAATTTTATATATGAAGACGACGAAGATAAAGAAGCAGAACGTCGTAAAAAAGCGAGGAAAAAAGATGGGTTACGAAATATTTCAACACCTGAATTACGATAAAGAACCCGAAACTCCAAATGAGTTTGATTCTTTATTTTGTAAGATAGCCGAAAAAGCACAGCCAGAATCTTTTGTTAAGATGGGAGAAATGGTCAAGGAAGCTTTTGAAGGCAAGTATGACAATCAATTCACCGAGTGGGGAGAAAAACTTAAGCTCGACAGAGAGAAATTAGCTAAATTATTTGTACACTAATGCAACCTAAAAAACTTACAAAGACACAGGTTGGGCCTCGAAGTGTCAAGTGCCCTGTTTGTGGAGGGCAAACTGCTAGAATAGAGTCTAGTGTAAATTCAGCCGGGAGGACTCATAGAAAAATTATTTGCCATGCTCCAAACTGTAGGAGTGAAAGAAATGTCTAAAGCAGATATTGTTTTTAAAAAGTTAGCTCGTCGTAAGTGTAAGAAGGTTAAATATATTAAAACTAAAATGAGGGATGACTTTCGAATAAAAAAATGAAAATACCTTATATAAAATATATAGAAGCATTAGTTTGTAGTAAATTATCAAAAGACCATATAGAAGAAAAACTTGCTGAGCAAGAATTTTTTATTCCTTTTGATGGTACAGATCAGGTTCATGCAACTCTTGCAAAAATTAATCCAGATTATATTACTAAGAATCAACCAGATCCAAATTGGTTAATGGAAATGGGCGTTGATAAGATGGTAAGTTACTTGCGTAAGTTAGATATGCCGAACGGAACCACTGGTATAGAAGGAGCATTTCGATTACTTGAAGACCCCCTTATGTATCGCTTGATTACCTCTCTAGCACTTGCCAAAATAACAGACGAAGATATTGAATTGATTGTTAATGGAAAGTATAATATTAGCTATACATCAGAAGACATTGCAGAATTTTTACATTACTTTTTTAATGTCAAGTCTTGGTCACTTACAGACAAAATAGAATTTGTAGATATAACTGAAAATAGTAATTTAAAAAGATTTTATAAATTAGCTCTCGAAGGAGATAAAGACCGTCTTGTTTGGAAACTTGGCGCAGCACCAAACAAATCTTTTGATTCTATGCTCAGAGAAATAATGACGGATTCATTTTATAATTTCAAGGAAAGTTCAAAGACTAATACAGACGTAGCTCAGAAATGGGGTAACCTTGCACTCAAGACTGTAGAAAAACTTGAAAAATTTGATAGGGATACCAAGGAAAAGAAAGATGTATTTACTGAAATTTCATTCAAGTTAAATAAAAAGAAAGAGCAGGATTTACCTGCATCTGAAGGACCTATAACTCAAGCAGAAGAAGAAGTCAAGATTAAACATATATCAGAGCTAAATTAAATGGATAAAGCTGCTAAATTTTATAGACCATTAATGGTGCTAACAGAAAATGTAAGCAGAACAGGCAATAAGGCTGCAGATGGGGCTTCCCTAAGTAACGCAAGTTTGCACAGAAATTTTAAAAGATTTTGGAAACAGGAGCCTGCCCTTAGACCTACTCTTAGAAAAGCAATTATAGAAGATAAAGGAATAGTATTTATAGCAGACAAGAAAAAAAATGACAGGTTTTTACTTAGGCACGAATTAACTCATGCTATTAGAGCTAAAAAAGGAAAACTATCTGGAAAACTTTATCCACTTTTACCATTTAATATAATTGAAGAGGTTGCTGCAAATCGAGCGGCTTGGAGAAAACTAAAAGAGGTACCTAAAGGATTTAAAACAATGGCTGCAATTGAAGTTGGGACTAAACAAGCGATAAAGCAAAGACCAATACAAGCGACAATTGCTGCGGGAGGAACAGTGACCGGCAGCGCATATTTAAAATTTAAAAAGAAATAATGATGGACAAGGCTTCACAAGTTTATAAAAAAATAAAGAATACTCCTACAAGTCAGGCAATAGATGCGTTGTCTAAGGAATGGTTTAATCGTAAACCACCTAAAGGAATACGTAAGGAAAAAGCTGAAGTAGTATTCTTCAAGCGTGCTGGTATATTAGATCGTAAAGCTAACAAGATGGCACCTGATTTATGGTTGCCGGATGGAAGTCACTTGTTGCCTAACGTTCGCGATCATATCATGAAAGTAGTATACAGACTTGCACCAAAAGAGTCTGTTAAGCAAATAGTCCTTATAGGATCTACAACTGGACTTCGATATACTTCCAAGTCGGATGTAGATGTAAATGCAGTACTTGATCCGCCAAGTTTGGTTGAAGAACTTTGGGAAGAACGAAGAAAGTATAATGATAAAAATATACCAGGAACTAGCCATCCTTTAAATCTATATTTACAAGGAATGAGAGATGAGATACCAGGATATCAAGATTCTTACTTCGGCGTATATGACGTATTAGCTGATGAATGGTTAGTTAATCCGCCAGATGAGTCTACTTATAGACGAGTAGAAGATAAATTTTGGGCAGAACTCACGACAGTTCGAATGCTCGCAAACGAATTCATGAGAAGAGCTGATAACTATGAAAACAGTTTAAAAGATATAAAAAAATACGGCAGAAACCCATGGAAAATAATTACATTAGAAAATCGTATACAAAGAGATCTAAAACAATTAATATCCTTCATTGAAGAATTACAACTGGGAAGAGATTTCGCATATAATTGGGGTTGGGGATCTCCTAGAGTTGGATATCGTAATATTCTTTATAAGTTTATGCATAAAAGATTACCAATTAAATATCAGATTATATTGGAAGATGTGGAGGAAATAATACACCAATCAAAAGCGAATGATGCCGGTAGAAGTGGAAGTTCGGAACAGCAGCAATGAAGCACTAGAGATAGCTCTTCGTAAGTTTAAAAAGAAAATGGAAACATCTAAAATTTTAGATGAATTTAATAAAAGACAATTTTATGTCAAACCTTCTTTAGCTAAAAGAGAAAGAAGAAAAATGAGAGCGAAATATGGATAAAGCAGAAACTGTGTTTCAAAAATATGCAGGAGTTTGGGGTTCGATAGTCAAGACATTTAAGAAAACTACTAAACTTCCTAAATATGAAGGACCAATAAAAATACAACCTACACCAAGAATGAACAAAGTAAATAAAATGTATTCTGGAAAAGGTACAGCAGCACAGGTCTTGAGAGAAAAACACATGTCGGCTGAACTAGTAACTGGTGGTAAATTACCTGTGAGTGTTTTAAATAAAAAAGAATTAGCAAAAAACGTAGTTCGTGACAGATATTTAAAAAGCCTGGGAATGTAAATGTCTCAAGTTATACACACAACTAAAGCAGATTTTGCTGAGAATTTCTTGTATCTGAATGGTCATCAATTATCATTGAATGACTACCCACATTTACGCGCAATTTACAATTCAGATGCGCCAGAGTCCGTCTATATGTTTTCAAGACAGACGGCGAAGTCTACCACTTTATCTAATCTTATGATAACAAATAGTGTGATGTATAATTATTTCAAGTCTCTCTATATTTCTCCTACAGTAGACCAAACAAAAGTGTTTTCTCATGATAGAGTGAACCCAGTGCTCGAGGGTAGTCCGCTTATCAAGGAACATTATATGAATTCGTCATTAGTTCAAAACGTATTTATGAAACAACTCTTGAATGGTTCGAGAATGTACTTGAGGTATGCACTCTTAAATGCTGACAGAATCAGAGGGTACTCTGCTGACATGAATATATTTGATGAAGTGCAGGATTTAAGAGAAGATATTATTCCTGTAATACAGGAAACCATGTCGCGTTCTATGTTCAAGTGGAGCTTGTATGCGGGGACCCCAAAGCGCAGTAAAGGAACTCTTGCAAATATTTGGGACAGATCTACTAAAAATGAGTATATCCTGAAATGTCAGTCATGTAATCATTGGAATATATTAGGTCCTGATAATATTGGTGATCTTGGAGTTGTGTGTAATAAATGTGGAAGATCGCTTGATGTTAAGCAGGGAGGGGAATGGGTATCTACTTTTTCTTTAACTAAAAAACCAGTACTAGAAGGATTCAGAGTTTGCTTATTACATTTTGATAAAGCTCCGTGGGTAGACTGGGAAAAAGATGTACTTGGCAAGAGAGAAAAATACTCTACTGCTAAATATCATAATGAAGTACTTGCACTTGAATATGATGAAGGAACATCTCCTATAACTGAAGCAGACTTAGTCAAGAATTGTAGATCAGAATATGTTATGTCTGGAGAACCAAACGACCTTGATGTTTCGTACAAGAGTATTATGGGAATTGATTATGGCCCAATAAATTCAGAAAATTCTCACACAGTTATTACTATAATGCAAAAACGTGGAGATAGATACCATGTTTTATACTTGAAGAAATTTTTAGGTAAGGAAGCAGATTATGCTTACATACATCGACTGATTCCTGAACTCATGGAGAAGTGGAAAGTAGTACATCTTGCTGCTGACTACGGTATGGGTGAAGCACCAAATTCAGAAATCCGTAGTAAAGTAGGACATAATAAGGTAATTGCTTTCCAACATTTACCTACACAGAAAGAAAAAATTAGATGGAATCCAAAGATGCCTGCTTACACTCTTAATCGTAGTCAAGTGATGAATGAACTGTTTCAGGAAATTAGAAAAGGAAACATGGTTTTGCCTCGTTGGGACGATTTTGAGCCATTTAAAGATGATTTTCTCAATGTTCAAATGGACTATGATGAGGAAAAGAATAGCATGAAGTACATCAGTATAGGTCCTGATGATGCAGTACATTCAACACTTTTCTGTAAAGTAGCGCTTGACCTAATGCATGGAATTGCAAATTTTTCTTAAATTTACTTGACAGTAACTAAACAAAGGAGTATATTCAATTATGGTAGAACCTAAAGAACTTGAGAAGTTAGGCGAACGCATATCAAAAGACTATGTACAAAAGCATATCACCTTGAATGAAGGACTCAAGAAAGTTGCGTCTGAACAGGGTTTGAACAAGCAACAATTACGTAGAGTTGCAGAGAGTGCTAATGTATCTACATATCTTGCGCTTATCAAAACAGCCGAAGAGAAATATTTGAAATTTGATTTAGCAGATGCCGAACTTGCTCATGAAGAAACAGTAAAAGTAGGTAAAGAGGAAATTCCTATGTATGACTATACACTAGATACTCCGGACACGGAGGTATCAAGCATTTTTGATTTATATAAGAAAGCAGAAGTCTCTTTACATTCAGATTTAGAAATAGAAAATATTGTAAAACACCGAGATTCGATCAAGACTTCAAGCGGAGACTTCGTAAAGAAAAGCGAATATCTACAAGGAGTAGTCGAATACTTGAATGATAATTTTGTACAAACACAAGGATCTTTTACAACTGATGTAGAAGAACTAGAAACACTTGTAAAACAAGCAGTTCTAGAAGGGACTACTTTTGCAGATATTTCGGGTATTATCAAGACTGCAGCAGAATGTACAGGTGAAGCTATGATAGATTTATTTAAGTCTCGTCTAGCTGATAGAATGACACACATCGATTTTGACAAACAGGCAGAATTCTCAAGTTCGCTTCCAAACACCGAATCACGTCTATTCAAATTAGCTAATGAAATTGAAGATAAATACTTACATGCTTTACGTTTAGAAGAAGCATATGAAGCTTACAAGGCAGAATATGAATCTCTTCGCAGTTCAAATAATTCACCAAATATGATTAAGAACGCTGGCTTTTTTAACACTGCTAGTGAATCCTTCAAGTGGTTCAAGGAACATCCAACTGCTACCGCAGCCGTGGCAATGCTTGTATCTTTCAAGGCTGGAAGAATGATGCCACAAAAAAAGAAACAATCTAAAGTACCTCTCACTCGAGATGCTGTTAATTTACGTTTACAACAATATAAGGTAAGATAATGGAGAAACAAAGTAAAATTCAGTGGGGTGCAGTGGCTGCTTCAATTATTGGTAGTGGTACGATAATGATAGGTTCTGTTTTTGCTGATGAGATGCTTGCTTGGTTCAAGGAAAATAAAATGAAGTCCAAGAGTAAAGAATATTACAGAGAAATGTTGAAAGCACATCCGGCTCTTAAAAAAGAAGATCCTAAAGTTGTAGCAAGATACTGGGCATCATTATTTCATTTCGCTCCACATATGGCAGCAGACCCTTTATCTGCTGGAGCTTTTATTAGACAATCGATTGATAGGGGATTTCCAGAATTATATGGCGGTCCACCGGTTGATACTTACAACACATTAGCAGCAATACAAAAAGCCCAGACAGAAGCTAAACAAGAGAAAAGAAGATTTAGTGAAATAGCAGACGCTGCTGTAGGAAAAGTAGTAGGTACCGGTCTAGTTTATGAATCAGGGTATGGATCAAAGTCGGATTTTACGAAATTAGATACATATGGTCCTCTAGAAGCGGATTAATGAATGATTAATAAAGAAATATTATTCGAATATGGCGATAATAATTCTGAAGTTTTACAATTAGTTCATCCGAGCAATTTTGTTAAAACGGCAGAATATTCTCAGGTTCTTGTAGATTTTATCAAGACGCTGAAAGAAAAAGCTGACAAGATATATGCTCTTGTGAATGCTCTTTCCGCAGGGGAATATTACGGCTCAAATCGCAACGGCGATTATTTTCCAGAAAATGCTCTGAAAGAATATCACAAAACTTTTGAGGCGCTCGGCCATGTTTACAGACATCACGTGAACAAGGATCCTAACAAGTCTATGGGTAAGGTAGTGTTTTCTCATTATAACCCAGAAATGCATAGGGTAGAGTTAATTATAGAACTTGATAAAGCAAAAGCAGAAGACGTAGTTCAGAAACTTGAAAAAGGGGATTTGCCTGCAGTATCTATGGGATGTAGAGTTCCATGGGATGAATGTTCTATCTGTGGCAATCGCGCACGCACGAGAAAAGAATACTGTGAACATTTAGCAAAGAAAATGAATCACGTGATTTCAAGTGGACAACGTATTGTAGCAATAAATAGAATGCCCAAGTTTTTTGACCTGAGTGTTGTTCTTATCCCTGCAGATAGAACTGCGGGATTTTTATCTAAAGTAGCAGGATACAATGGAAAGGAAGCTACATTTATGAAGGTGGCTAATTATGCACCTAATTTAGAAAGTAATTTACAAAAATTAGCTGAACAGGATACTCTAGCCGAAATTCGTAAGAATATAGAAGCTAAGGTTGATTGTGTAAGTTCCGATCCAAAATTACTCGTACGTAATTCACAGAATAGATTGCCAGAAGAGAAATTAAAGAAACTTGCAGAGTTTCCTCTGAACCAGGTTTTATCTACAATGAATGCTCTACGTATTTTTCCTTTAAAAGAGGATTTTCAGAAGTTAGCACTATACAATTTAGGTGAGATAAGTCTCGCTGATGAATTGGAACAAAAAGGAGAGGTATTTAATATCTCTGCCAACACTGTTCCCGAAGTCCCTGTTGATGTATCTTTTGATAACTATGATGAAAAGGTAGCAGAACTTCTAATGGAAGAAATTCCAGATATGTCTATGACTAAAGAACTGATAGTTACACGAGCTTTAACTAAACTTGCACAGGAAAGTAAGGGCACATATTTTGACCCAAGTGAACAGACGGAAACTGCAAAGACAGTATTTCCTCCACAGGCGCCGGTTGATAGAAGCTTTATTAGTAAAATATTTTTTGGTCATGAACCAGATCCGGAAACAACTGCACACAAGAATCCTATATTACCTCTTGGTATTTTAGGAGGACTATATTATGGATATGCAAAAGTATTTAATAATACTAGTAAGACTGGATTTAGACAATTTATGATGAAGAATAAATGGTTATTACCAGTTTTAGTAGGTGCTGGGACAGTAGGAAGCTTGTTTGCTCAAGATGAGTCTTTCAAGAAAACTGCTGGGCTTGCAATTAACATAGATAGATTTTTACGAAATTCGCTTGTAAGTGTTCCTGTTTCTTACTATATGTCAGCTAAAGCAGAGAATAAAGCGAAAAGAGGAGAACCCATCTCTTCAACAGAGAACTTTATTAGAAAGCATCCCGTTCTAACTGGACTAGTTGCTTCTCTTGGCTTGGTTGGTGCTGAAAAAGCACTTGATCGATCTCTAGGGATTGCTAAACTAGGAGAGTTTGTAGCTAAAATGGATGATGCTCATCTACAATTAATATATATGGATTTAATTAACTAACTAAGGGAGGTTAAAATATGGCTGGATTAAATGTCGATCAAATCCTTGAAAAATTAGGACGACAAAAAACTGCAGAAGAAAAGCTGGTTGAAGGATTAAGCGAGAAAGAAGAAGCTGCAGAAGAAGTAAAAGCCGAAGAAACCTCAGCGGAAGAAACTTCTAAAGAAGCAGAAGAATCTAAAGAAGAGGTTAAAGAAGAAGTAAAAGAAGAAGAAAAAGAAGCTGAAGCTGAAGTGAAAGAAGAAGTGAATGAAGAAGTGAAAGAAGAAGAAAAAGAAGCTAAAGCTGAAGTTAAGGAAGAAACCGAATCTAAAGAAGAAACTGTTGAAGAACCTAAATCAGAATCTGAAATTAAATTAGCTGAAGCAGAAGAAGCTTATAATGCAGCAAAAGCTGTGGTAGAAGCAGAAGAAGCTGAAAAAAACGTAGAGGCTGAAAAGCTTGCTGCAGAAGAAGCTGAAAAAGTTAAAGAAGCTGAAGAAACTGGAGCAATCATGGCACGCTCATTTCATGCAGAGATAAAAAAATTAGCCGAAGCAGAAATGAATGAAGAAGTGGTTGAAGAGGTAAAGGAAGAGGTAAAAGAAGAAGTAAAGGAAGAAGTTAAAGAAGCTGAGAAAGAAGAAAAAGTTGAACCAGCAGAAGAAGAACTTTCTAAACAGGCTCAGGTACTTGTCAATCTCTATCAAAAATTATGGGGGGAAAACTAATGAGTTTACTAGAAAGGTATGAATTAATGAAACAAGCTGAACAAGAAGTAGAAGTTTCTGAGGAAGAAGTAAAAGTCGCTTCTGAAAGAATGGATATTCTTGCTAAGTACGCCGAGGTTGCCGACGAAGCTCTTAAAGCTGAATATGGCGAAGACTATGAATTAGAAGATGTCGAGAAATTGGCAGAAATGTTAATTCAAAATGATTTGCAAATAGAAGAAGAGGAAGTAAAAGTAGCAGAATTAGTCGAATCGGGAAAAATTCTTGCACAATCTTTTGCTGAAGAACTTCAGACTATCGCAGATAACACTGAAGAAAAATAAAAATTGAATCTAATGGATGCTGAATTACAAAAATTAGCCGCAGATGCTATTGTTCAATTACAGGAAGAGATTCTTGAAAAAACGGCAGAGCTTGAAACTAAAAATAAGGCACATGAACTTGCGTTCCGACTTTTCAAGTTGGGTTCTATTCCTGTCGAAGAACTAGAGTCTTCTATTGAAAAATTTGCATCAAAAACTATGGAAGAATTAAATTTAATGGAGAAAGCCATTGAATTCAATGCACATGAGGGTAATACTAAATTCGGCACCCTTAGTTCACGCATACAAGACGACGATACGTTAGACCCGTTGACTCGTTATTTATTATCAGATGTACTCTAAATGGGTACATATTAATTGGAGGAAGAAGTAAATGCTTCAAATACTAAGTAGCTTAAACCTAGCAACCAGAATGGATCTTGCGTATGACACGTGGATTCTAGCTTCTGGTGTTACGGGCACTTGGGTTTCTCCTGGCGGAGATGATGACTGCGGTATACCTACTGCAGGAGATCTCGCGTTCCCAATTTGGTCAGAATCTAATAGAGACGGTAGTGCTGGTTTCTCTCCAGATATCGCTTCTACTGGAAATGTTACAGTTATCTACGGTAAATTACGTGGCGTAACAGATCAATTTGTAGGATCACCGACAGCAGGTGCACCACTGTTTGTGGATGCAACTGGTAAATTGTCAATAACTTCTGCAGGCGACGCCGTTGTAGTAGCTTATTGCACAAAACCATCACACTCAACAACTTATCTTGGTCAAGGATTCACAGCAATTGAATTCGTAACCGCATAACGGAGGGTTATAGCATGGAAAATATCAGTGCCAGCACGATAAACGAACTGTTTATCCAGAAGCTGAACTCTCCTGAAGGGCTTGAAAAAGTTGCACAAGAGGGTTCTGCCTTTATTAGACAGAAACTACGTGAGGTTTCTTTCGCAAGAAAGATAGTACAACCTGAGTACGTAACAAAAATGGATCTACAGAGATCTGTAAACCATGATGGTATGGTTAAAATAGTTGACATCGAACCTGAATCTAAAGCGATGATCGTCAACTTCCGTGGTAATCCCACAAATAACTATGTAATGGGCGAAAGATATGAAATCCCATTCTTCTTCGTATCAAGTGAAGACTTCCAGAAAACAGAAGAAGAGCTTTTAGCTTATGATATGCCTTTAACTGAGGTTATCGAGAAAAACTCTGTATTGGATATTCAGGAGACAGAAGATACTGCATTTTTATCACAAGTTAATTCAGCTATCACTATCGAAGTAGCAGCAGGAAATCAGACAGCAGTGTCTGGTCTTTATGCAACTAGTGGTGAAGTAGGATCGATCGTAAAGAACGATCTTAAATCACTTTTCGATACGCTTGATGGCAACAGACTGAGAACAGAAGTTATCCTTATGGATGCTACAATGTTCAATAGACTGTTCTTATATGATGCAACTACAGCTGGTGATGCAGTTGGTTCAGAAACTCATGTTAATGGGTATTCATATTCAACATTATTTGGTCGTAGATTGATCGTTTCTAACAAGACAGACTTGTTAGAAAATACTATCTATGCATTCACTGCACAGGAGTTCTTCGGAAACTTCTATATTCTGAATGATACTAAATTCTGGATTGAAAAGAAAAAGAATATCATTTCATGGGCAGCTTATGAAACTATTGGCATGGGAATTGGTAATACCAAATCTTGCGCTAAATTGACTCTTAGCTAATCTGTAGAAATATAAGATATTTCGGGCCGGCATAGACCGGCCTTTTTTGTATCTATCTTGACAATAAAGACAAATATAACTATATTCAATTAATAGAATATTCTTAATTTATACAAATTAATGTACATTAAACGGAGATAATTAAATGGCTATAGTAGCTGGCGATTGGGAAGTTACCAGGTCATCAGGGAACATCCGATATATTGGAGGCGATCATTCTTCATCCCCTACATACGCAACTGTTATTCAGTTCCATAGATGGTTGCAAGGACTAGCGGATGATGCTGTAGCGACAGGTGATGATGAGCTTGATATTACAAATACTGATCCCTCAAGACGATCAACGGACAACATTATAACGCTTATAAATGGTTATAATATAACTGCCACAGAAGCGGAGCATTTATATGATGGTTCTATTATTCAAGATGGCGGAGATGAAATATGGGACGGAATAGTAAACTTTGGAAATAGTGACGTACAAATACAATTAATACAAGATGGTGCCGTTTTAGCAGATGATTGGTGGAATTACGGTGGCGCTGGCTTGAACCCGGATGAAACTGCTGGTATTTCACACAGGTTCATGATTAAAACAAGAGATAGTGGAGCAGATATTGATGGTCGTAGACTAATTGGTACATGTCGTAGATTTGGTTATACCTATTCAGAATTCTCAATTAATGGAACTTCACGTGGTAACAACGTCCTTGCGTTAACCGATTCTAATGACTTGAATAATGAAACTGTATCCGGAGTAGTATCAACTTGGTCAGGAATTACAAATGTTACAGAAAACTATGTAGGACTTGATGTAAATAATGATACTACAGATGAGTACTATTACTCAGAATGGGACAGAGATTCTTATACTATTAACCAGTTTTATGAAAGAATGAAATGGTTAACCACAGATGGCACCACTGAAAGCATATATGGCTTGAACGGTGAACTATTCAGAGGCATAACTCATCAAGTAGCAATTGATAGTGGCACAGGTACTTGGGCAGGAGCAGAAGAATTAACTTGGGGAGCAGGTGCTACCGCAGGTGTAGGACAACTGTTTGCAGTAGATAATAACACCGGCTCAGCTTCGACTACCCTATGGATGCAGCTACTTAGTGGCGTAGTTCCTAGTTCACTTACTATAACTGGTACAACTAGTAGTGCAACAGCAACGGTTTTAGGATCACCAAACACAGAAAGATCAATTTCTAAACCTTTCTGCGGAGCTTCTACCGGTAGTGCGATTATTGGTGCTTATGGTTTAGGTATAGAAGTGCTTGACCTAACATCTAATGATAAAGTAACTGATTTAGGAAATAATGTAATTACACCACCTAACTATGTTGAAAATACAGTTGCAGGACTTGAAAGTGGACAAGACAGAGTTCTTGTAGCTCCTTGGAATGGTTCAAGTACGGACACAAACGGTGATCCAGCAATTACAAAAGATCAGCTATCATTAGCAACTATCCTTGATGCAGATAATGAAACAGAAGTAGAAGTATCAGAAGCAATTCCTGCGGATACTCCTTCTAGTGGATATATTAGAGTAACTGATGATAATGGATTTGAGAGAAGGTTGCATTATTCAAGTTGGTCAACGAGCACATTTACAATTGATACAACTGATGGTAATGAGGATTTTCAAGGAAATGAGGCAGCAGTATCTAATGATGTATATATTGCTTACATAGATGAATTAGCTGGCAGTTCAACTGCAACATTTACGAGTGTGCAGTCTGGAACAAGACAATTAGTTGTTATAGTTCGAGATGGTGATGCTTCACCGATCAAGCAGTTCATTTCATCTTGGTCACAGACTTCATCAGCACAGACTATTACTGCTATTAGGACTACTGATGCATAATGGCTTATGGTACAGATATAGACACATTAAATCCCGATCACAGATGGGACTTTGATGGAGACGCATTAGATCAAGTTGGTTCCGTAAACGGAACTGCTACGTCTATAATATATACTAGTGCCGGTATTTGTAGGGATGTTACAAATTGTGCAGAAACAAATGCTACAACAGACGATCGGATAACAATTCCGACAACGTCTGGCATAAGCAGTGCCCAGTCACGGAAAGCTGTGGCTGGGTGGTTTATGAATACTGCTATACAGCCTCCGCCAAAACGAATTTATGGCGAAGGAACGAATGCAACTTGTTTTCAGTTTGTAATGGCGTATGGTAATAATGTAATGTTTGAATGTGTAGAGCCGACAAATTTTGATCTTCAGGTATTTGGGCCGGTTATGCAGCCGAATAGAGCATATCATCTATGTGGTATTTTTGAAGGCAATGGATATGGTAATGAAGTAAGATTTTACGTAGATGGTGTAGAAATGACAGATGCAGAACCATCTGACAGGCAGCCTGATACGGCCGACCTTAATGTGAGATCTGTTGTTGAATTTGGCGATCCTGTAGGAGGTATTCCTGGAACAGTGGGTATTGGTGGAGATTTAATTCAGTTAAATGCTTGTACTAACGGAAAATGGAATGAATGGGCTACATGGGATGAAGCTGATGCAGTACTTACAGAGAATGAAGTAAGGGAAACTTTATTTGAAAAAGGAGCTTTACCTGACATAACTATATCAACTGGTACAGAGGCTGCAATGCAAACTGCATTAGATGCGTATTCAGCAACTGAAAGAGCAGATGCTCCATTATGTTTAGAAATTGAGGCTGTTTCAGGTGGTGGAGACTTCGAACTTGAAATCGATAATATAACATTCAATTCTTTAGCTTCAATTCATATTCAATACACTGGAACATCCGATACTTTAACTTTGATCAATATAAATGGATCAAATTGTTCAATAACTTCTGCGCCCTTTGGCGGAAGTATAGTATTAAAAACAAGAACTACAATAACTATCACCGCACTTAACTTGAGTGATTTTTCAGCGGTTGAGGGGGCAAGAGTTTATATTAGTGGAGTAGGAGAAACTGAAATTTTAAATGACATTACTAATGTTTCAGGAATAATTACGACTAGTTATGATTATATTACAGATCAATCTATTGTTGGGTATGTAAGACAAGGAACATCTTCTACTTACTTCCAGCAAGGAAATATTAATGGACCTATAACTAGTGCTGGTCTGACTGAAACTATATTATTAATTCCAGACGAATAATCATGAAAGATTTAGAAAGAAAAATTAGCGAGTATTTATTAGAAGCTTCTTTAATCAGAGAATTTTATGAAGCTATGATAAATATAGATACTGGGAAAACTCAACAAAATTGGTGTATAGAAAAATATGGAGAAGCAGCAAATATACAACGAGATTCTAGATTTATAAAATATGAACAACTAGGAACAATTTTAAAAGAAGTGCTAGAAGCATTTCCTAAATCAGAAGAATACCCTGATATTGAAAAGTTTATTCGTAAGCAAACAGGATTGGATTTCTAATGGCTATCGCTATAACAGGTAATGGTGCTACAAGTTACACCGCAGTTCGAACATCAATAACTCTAACTATTCCAGGAGGAGCCGGTAGTGGAGACTTGATGATTGCAGTATGTTATGAGTCTGAAAATACCAGTGCCGGGACTTGGGACGATGATGGTGGTGGTGGGAATGATTGGATACAATTGCATTATGCTCGAAGTACACAGGGCAGAGATAGAGAAACAGCAATCTATTGGAAATTTCATGATGGCAGTGAATCGAATCCTACATTTACTCATGGTTTATCTGAGCCTATGAATGGCATGATATTTACTTTTAGTGGTGTAGATACTGTCACCCCTTTTGAATGGAAGTTTCTTGCAGGAAATGATACTATAAATCCTACTAATACTGCCATTGGTTGTGCTGCTGATAATTCCTTGGCCTTAGTTGTTCAATGTGCTACTCATGATGACATTGACACTACAGGTGTGCCAAGTGGGTATACACTAAGAGCAGAGGTGACTGTGTCAAGATCCGGAACCGACTTTGACCATACTGACCAATTTGGTGCAACTAAATCTGGAATTTCAGCAGGAACTGAAACTCCTGGTGCATGGACTCACTCAGGTACCCCGACGACGACGGCAGAATATCATTGCTATACTTTTGCAATCATGGAAGTACAGAATGTTCGTGTAACAGATTTTAATACAACCGAAGAATTTACTTGGGGCGCCACAGGGTTGGTCGTAACCGGAACGGGATTTGAAGCTTCTCAGGGAAGTGGTAAAGTAGAGTTTTGGTCTGACCTTTCTGGAACAATCAAAACTGTCCAGACAATTGATACCTGGTCTGCCACATCTATTACTATAGATACTGTACAGGGTTCTCTTGGCGATAAAACTACTGTGTATATGGTAGTCACTAATGATTCTGCCGAAAAAAGTGCAGCATTTGCTTGCGACGTGGGATTCCTTGAATATGTTGAGATTATAGGTAAGTTAAAACCAGATCATTATTGGAAACTCGATAATTCTTACACAGATACTGGCAATACTGGTCCTCAATTAGATATGGGCACAAGTGATCATGCTTCGGATTATGGAGCTTTTACAGCTTCTGGAACCGTTATTGCTGAAGATAGTGACTATGCTTGGAAAGTAGATGCCGTAACAGAAGCAAGAGAAATAGCCGATAGTCCGAATATGAACGTTACTATTTCATCACAGGAAAGAACGGTCGCTGGCTGGATACAGCTCGGCGGAGTACAACAATCTCTGGGGTGTGTCTGGAAAGAAGGGGGCCAGATACAGAATCTAGCATTTGTAGTGGGAATAGGAAATGTACTCCTTGCTCAATTGGCTGATACCGCCGGTACTAGAGATAACGTACAAGCTGTAGCCGATGTTCGACTGACTCCAAATAGACCTTACCACATTTGTATGAGGTATACACATCTCGAAACTACGAAAGAATTTTTATTATTTTTAGACGGGGAAGAGCAAACTGTTACTGATGGTAATCCAATGACGCTCGGAATTTTTGATACACATTCAGGAAACGTAGTTTGGGCTGATCCTGACAATAACCTCGAGACAGGCACCACAGATATTTCTTATGCAGGACAAGAAGATTGCACGTATTCTCATTGGGTTACATGGAGCGATAATTCACAAGGCGGTAGTGCAGGAGCATTGGATCCCACAACAGAAATTCGTGATAAATTATTTAGAAGGGGAGCATTATCTAAATATACTATTTCTACTGATACTGAAGCTAATATGCAAGCAGATTTAAATACACAGCTTAGTGGTTCTGAAGTGGAAGATTGGCCGTTAGGGATTAGAATTGAAGCTCCGACTGGAGATGGAGATCTAGAATTGATTGCTAGTGGTATTACTTTTGATAGCAGAACTACAGCACAGCTAGAATGGAGAGGTACTGGAACTCTTACATGGGTATTAGAGGATGGATCAGAACTGGATTCTGATAAAATATTTTCTCCCTTAAGAGGAAACGTAACAATAATAAATGCTCCAGCTGTGACAATAACAGTAAAAAATGCTTCAGATGCATCAGTAGTATCGGGTGCGCGAGTACGCATAAGAGCAGCATCTGGAGGAGACATGCCTTTCGAAGAATCTATAACAATAGTTAGATCTGGTTCTACTGCAACTGTGACTCATACCGCACACGGAATGCGTACTGGACTAAAAATATTTATAAAAGGAGCTACTCAAAAAGAGTATAATGGTACATATGAGATTACTGTTACAGATGTAGATACATATACTTATACTGTTAGCGGTACCCCAGATAGTCCAGCTACTGGAACAATTAAGGCTACTGCTACTCTTTTATCTGATGCAACAGATGGTTCTGGAGAAGCAACATTTAATCATAGATATACATCAGACCAGCCTATGCTAGGAATAGCTAGATCTGCTACTGCAGGAACTCTATATTCACAGGGAAATTTATCTGCAACTATAAGTGCTACTGGGTATACAGGAGTAATATTATTAATCGAGGATGAATAAAAATGGAAGCAGGAGAAATAGAATTAAGGCAAGCATTTGAGGAAGTAACTACTAATAATGTAAAGGCAACAGTAGCATTTACTAATGAAACCAGAAAATTAGTAAAGGAATTAGAAGATAAGGTAATATTACTAGAAGGCCGACTTAGAGAACAAGATTCTACTATTGAAAACTTGAGACTACAATTATCTAGTGTACAGCAAAAATTATATAGCGGAGGCAGTTAATGGCTATTTCTATAGATTGGATTACAAGCGTTATTTCTGTGCCACAATCATATTTGACTTTGGTTAGTGGAACTATATATACTTTTGATACCAATCAATTCAGGTTAGATTTAAAAGCTATAGAAGCTAGTATAGAAGGTATGGGATTTTTAAAAACTCATATTCACAATACAGAAGTAACTGTAGCGGGAACTACTTTTGCACGAACAGTAGAAATTCTTGCACCATATAGTGTGGAGTTTGAAGATGGCCAATATACAGTAATTTTAGAAGGATCTAATAATAACGTTTTTGATGTTGCAAATAATATTTTAGTTCAAAATCAAGTTCAAATTATATCAACTAACTCAGCGGGCTTAATCACTGTGGTCTCTGGTTCAGGTGTAACTCCTCAAGACAAACTTGATATAGCAGATAGAGTTTGGGATGAGGACGTTGCTGATCATGTCACGCCCGCAACATTTGGAAAAGAAGTAGCTAAAGTTGATGATTTAGGTTCAATTTCTATTTCTGGTATTTCAATCGATGCAGATGAAATATCATCAGCTGTGTGGAATAAACTTTTAATAGATCACACAATATCAGGCACTTATGGAGCAGAGGTTGCTACTGCGGCTGATCTTGAGGTGACAAATTCAAAAATTGATGGAATAGGTAGCGGTACAGGGGCTGCTTTGAATTTTATAGCTACAGATGATAATGTGGATGGAGTCATAGCGGGTGCGCCCGTATTTACCCCACTTGCACCATTTATAGGAATACAAACAACAGGAACATATGTTAGTACTTATGCCGATGATGATAATTATCATTACTTTGACGATGACACAAATGAGATTGATGTGATTTATCAATTTGAAGTAGGTCCTGGACGAAGCTGTGTCAAGGTAGTATTTACTGGGTATTTAAGAGGTCGCAATGATGATTGTGTAGTTAAAGCTTATAATTTTACTACAGGAGACTGGGATAATAGATATACAATAGATGGACAAGGTACTGCAAATGATATTACTGTAGATGTAACTCTTTTATCAGCACATACGGGCACAGGAACATATGCAGGCAAAGTTTACTTGAGATTTGATTCAACTGGGTCTAACCAGCGATTATATATAGATTCTCTAACAGCTCAGGCACAAAATCTTGGGCAAACAGTCGGTTATTCTGATGGCGCTATTTGGATTGATACTAATGCATCTAATACGAACACTACTCCATTCGTAGATGGAACTGGAGATAATCCGGTTAGCACAATGGTAGCAGCTAATACATTATCTACAGCAGTAGGATTAAACAAATTTATTATAGTAAATGGTTCAAGTATAGAGTTTATTCAAGCACAAGAAAATCAATTATTTAAAGGAAATGATTGGGATTTAAATTTATCTGATGAGTCTATAAGTGAAAGTACTTTTTATGGAGCAAACGTTACTGGTTCTGGACTTGCCTTAAATGCGCCCCATTTTCATGATTGTAAAATTGGAGAAACTACTATACCGGCTGGTACGTTTATAGAATGCGGTATTGGAAACAATGATGGACAATTTACGGCAGGTAGTTCTGGCGAGTATGTGTTTATAGACTGTTATAGTTTAGTACCTGGGGCAGGAACCCCTGTGTTTGATTTCAGTGGTTTAGGGGATACTACAGGTATAAATATCAGAAGATGGTCAGGCGGTACAAATATCACGCTTGATAGTGATTGTACTATGACAGTTGAAGTAGTTACAGGTGGAGGTCAAACAATTACTACGGGTGGAGGAAATGCCGAAATTAGAGGTATATGTCGGGCAGTTACAATTACTAGTAGTGGCAGTAGTATAACACAAATTTCAGCAGTAACAGGACCTGTTGTTGTAAATGGTACTGGAGGTACGGTAAGGTTGTATGGTGTAGCTGGAGTCGTAACAGATAATTCGAGCGGCAGTGTTACAATAGATAATAAAGCAGTTAGTCAGGATACAATTAATTTACAAATGGATTTATCTCTAACAGATTATGATGTAGCTACCGGAACAGAAGTGACTTTATCTGAAGATAATATATTATCTACTATTTCTGGATTAAATGTAGATTTACAATTTATTAGCGATCTTGAAAGTGGTAAACATGTGCTTGTTGCAAATCAATTGATTTGCTATAAACCAGATAATATTACGGAACTCATTAGATTTAACTTATATGATGCTGGCGGAAGCCCAACAACAGATGATGTTTATAGAAGAGATAGGGTATAATGGTAACAGTTAGACTAACAAAAGGAGTTGGTGTTAATATTCTAACTTGGGGACTCGGAGGTAGAATAAAGAAAATATATCAAGCAATGAGAGAATTAATAACAATGAACTCATTTATAACTAAAATAATCAGGATGGTATCAAATAACTAATGGAAATAGTATATTTTAACTCAAAAATAACTAAAAGTCAGGATTATGATTCTAACGTAGAAATTGCTATATTATATAATAGCGCCATTTTGAATTTAATTACAGGTAATTCAATAGTACAAAAAATCAAATATATAATTTCGAAGGTGTTCTAATGGGAAAAATATATGTAGGACAAACGGCTCTGAGGTTTCAGCTTACTACTGATGTTGACGTAAACGGGGCTACTTGTCAAGTTAAGCACAAAAAGCCAGACGGTACAATAGCTACATGGTCGGGTATTATATCTGATGCAGATACGGGAGTGTTTTATTATGATGTGCAGGCAAATGATCTAGATATTCCAGGAGATTGGATACTTTGGGCATATGTGATATTTCCAGACACAACTTTTGCTCCAGGTGAACCAAATACAATCGAAGTGTATGAGGAGGGTAAATAATGGCAGAGACAGCTTTTGACATAACTAATGATGAAACTATTCCAACTGCAGATCGTCCTTATGTAAATAGACTTCGTAGATTCTTACAGGATCAGGATGTCTTGAACACACTCGATCAAGTACAAGAATCAACAAACGTTGATTTATATTTTGCATTACAGGATTCACTCGATGAAATAAATGTTACCCCACCAATTACCACACATACAGCTTTTACTGACGTACCATGGAGTATCTTGAAGCTTGGCGGAGTCCTGAATATACTTATATCTCAGGGTATACTTTCTGCACGTAATCAACTTACTTATAATGATACGGGCGGTATTCAAGTGTCTGATATAGACAAGTATGGTAGATATGTAAATTGGTTTAATGTACTTATAGCTAAGTATCAAAGAGCAATAATTTCTTGGAAGTTAACTAAAAACGTCGATGAAGCGTATGGAGAAATTCCATCTGAATATGCGGATTTAGGGGATGCGTAATGTTAATATTAAAGTCACTTGATATAGCAACATATGATGGCCAAAGCTATAATGTGTCTTGGGAGTTTGAACCAGATACAGATCTGTATAGTGATTACTCTGTAAATATCTATCGTTCTGAATCACCCGTTGATGATATAACTCAATATGAAACTGTTGCTTCTGGCCTGAATGCTAACTTGTATAGTTATATAGATACAGGAATAGCTCAGTTATTAGATCTTGGGCGTCCATGGTTCTACAAGCTTGGTATATATGAAACAATAAATATATCAGGTATTACTTATCAACCGGATCCAGCAGCGTACTTGAAAGATGAAGTTCCAAACAGAGTATTCAGGGAAATTGTAAGACGTAAAAATATTAATCTCTTGAATCCCAGATTTTCAGGGAGAGACTTCAAGATATTCAAGCGACGTTCATGGGGTACACATTGTAATGTATGTTGGGATGAATCTCTTCAACGTTCAACAGATTCAAGTTGCACCACGTGTTATGGAACGGGTTGGATTAATGGTTATTATGATGCAATAGATATTAGGGGAATGAAGAACTCTAGTCCTAAATTAAGTCAAATAAATATGTTTGGTGAATGGAAACCGAGCGATAGTATGTTATACATGCTTGGCTATCCACCACTCAAGTCTCGTGATATAGTGGCAGATGATAATAATCACTTGTGGACAGTTGTTCAAGTACGCTCGACAGAGCATCTTGGGTATGTTATTGAACAACAAGCACAAATAGCTTCTCTAGCACAGGATGAACTTTTATATAAACAATTATTATAATGGCAGTAGAATTATTATTAAAAAATGTAAGTGATGTACATCCTAATCCTAGAATAGACAGAATAAGTTCCCTCAAGCGGGGAGACTTGACGTTTGCTAAGACTCTTCCTGATGATTGGAATACTTATGAGACGCTCCCTGAATTTGCTCGGCTTATAGTATCTGATGCAAATATATCAGGTGTTTCTCAATATATGGAACCATGGTATGTTGAACTTGATTATGAAACTCTAAATTATGATGATGTGAATGATATATACACTGTACGTATGTTTTCTAATACTCCGGGTCTTGGAGAAATTGGTGTGCTTAAACCTGCTGATGTAGCGTCCCATTTAGAAAATTGGGGACTTGCTATTTCTGGATTTAATTCAAACGAAGTAGTTTTTGAAGCAGATATGAAAAAGGTATTTGAATCCCCTCCTTTTTGGGGAGGAGTTGCACAAGGATTAGTATTTTCACATATATCTTTTGATTTACCAAGTAAAACACACACTTTCAAGTTAAGTTATTCCGGATATTTACCATACAGAACTAGTCGAACTTCAGTCAGAAATGAAATTGAAAATTTTTTATTTTCAAATAATGCTACCATTGCACAAGAAAGTATTTATGGTCAACTAATGGAAATAGTTATACCCAGCTTAACGGTCGTACAAAAATTTAAGACGGATATTGCTTCGAAAGCTAAAAAAATTGTCTTTGCTCGTAGATATTATATTACTAATGGAGCAATGAATACTATAGAAGCCTATATGCAGAATAATAACGGCGATGCAATGACTACGGATAAAGCAACACTTTTAACTTACTTGAATGATAGGTTAGATGAAATCTAATGAAATTTATTAAACATTATCTTCCGGATACAGAATATTACAAAACAGAATATCCTAAAGAACAAATATATTTGCATCACACGGTATCTAGCTCAGCGGCTTCAGCAATGAATTGGTGGAAACAGGATGGAGTTCATGTTGCTACTGCTTATGTAATAGATAAAGATGGTACCGTTTATGAGACATTCGAACCTAAGTATTGGTCTTATCATTTAGGCTTGAGAGGAACTGGAGGAAGTATAGATAAAAAATCTATAGGTATAGAAATTGTAAATGAAGGCTGGTTAACTAAAAGAGATAATACTTTTTTATGGTTTAATGGTAAAGCAGTGTATAGAGGTCCTGTACATGAACTTGGTGTTGAATGGAGAGGTCAAAAATATTTTGCTGCATACACAGAAGCGCAAGTAAGATCTGCAGCAATAGTAACAAAAATACTTGCATATAATATGAATATACCATTTAATTTCATAGGCCATTTAAATTATGACAAAAATTTAGCTTCAAGTTTTACTGGAATACTAAATCACTGTAATGTAAGGTCAGATAAAACAGACATTTCGCCTGCATTTCCTATGAATGATTTTATAAGTAACGCAAGTTATTTAGAAAATAATCCTATTTTACCGAGAGGTCTAGACAAAATCGGAGCATAGTTATGAAACTGTGGGACAAGATTATAAACGGTGTTTTAGCAGGAGTGTTGTTTGGCAGTATTATTTGGTTTGTTATGTATGAGCATGATAAATTCGATATACCTACTTATGAAGTACCAGAACAAATACTTGATCAACCTGAAAAGATTGATTGGGCACCACTTATTCCGGGAATTTCTAGTGTAGCTATATTTTTCTTGCGGTATTTTTTGTTTGAACGAAAGAAAAAGAAGTTACTTGTAAGACCTCCTTTATCAGACCATTTAATTTTTGATACTATAGAAGATATGCTTGAGAACGATGTGCGTCATAAGCATTTTGGCAGTGAGGGTAGAACAGAAGCCATGCGATGTATTATCACAATACAACTTGATACTTATAGAGATATACTCAAGGAATTCATTTATGATAATCCTAAATTTATTGATGCTACAGATTTTCGGAAAAAATTACGGGCTTGTATATTTCATATGGTAGAAGAGACAACTGAAAACTGGAAAGAAAGACAACTTCCACAGCCGCTTATTGATAAGTATAGTGCTTTATATAAACACAGAATTGATTTACTTTTAGCAGATGTGTTGTCATCAACTTTCATGGCAGATATAGAGACAAATGAAGCATTAAATACTTTTTTAAATGATGCTCGAATTATATTTCGTTCGGGGCTTTTAGAGGATGTAGTGTTAGCTCTAAGATCAATGAACGGAGAATTAAGTGGTTTAACTTTTAATGGTAAAAAACTATAATGAAAAATTTGTTTAGTAAAAATATTAGTATAGATAGTGAACAAAGATTCGAAGAGCAGCTACTACAGAATTTTGAATTTTATAAGTCTGCTTTTGAATTGTCTAAAGATCCTAAATTGGTTTTAGAAAATTGTGTAATTATTCGGTTTAACCCGGTCACAATGGGGTTTTTTGAATGTGATGACCCACATTTAATACACATGCACAAGTTTAGTGAATTTTTAACTAAAGAGCTTGCAGAAACAGAGAATTTAAAAGAAAAGTGTGAAGGGAATGTTGAAGTAGAAACAGAACTAAAGACTTGTTCTGGCAATTGGGTTCCAGTAAATATAAATTTTGACACGATAGGCCAAAATGGTAAACAAAGAACTATAGTTACTGTGCATGATATTTCTGAAAGAAAGGCTGCACATAAAAAACTTGAAGAAAGTAATGAGTTTATATTTCAAATTATGGAGAACATGCCTATTGGGTTAGGAGTAAAATCTATAAGTAAAGGTGAAACCAAGTACTTAAATTCTAATTTTAGTAATATTATTGGATGGCCACTGGATGTGGCACAAGACTTTGACAAATTTTTTGAATCTGCTTACCCTGATCCTGAAGAATCAAAAAGAGTAAAAACTTTAGTAATGAATACCATAAAAAAGAAGGGTTTTGCACACTGGGATCTGGTACAAATAAAAGATTCAAAAGGAAAAGAACGCCTGTTAGATATTACGATGTTTGCTATCGAAGAACAAGATAGCATTATCACCATGATAAGCAATGTTACACAAGAAATAAAAGATAGGGCATGGCTTAAAGTTAAAAGTGAAGCTATCAAAGCAATTCCTAATAGTGTAGTGATTACTAAAATTGACGGTGAGATTTTATGGGTTAATCCGGCTTTTACTAGAATTTATGGGTATACTCTTGATGAGGTAAAAGGCCAAACTCCGCGCATCTTAAAATCCGGAAAACACGATGATAAATTCTATAAAGATATGTGGGACCATATTATATCTGATAAAATATGGAAGGGTAGGTTGTTTAATAAAAAGAAAGATGGGACTATTTTTGAGGACATACAAATTATATCCCCAGTAAAAGCAACAGGTACAGAAATCACTCATTTTGTAGCTATAAAAAACTTAACTGAAGAAGAACTTGACTATAATGCAAAATAACAATATATTCTAATAAACCATGGGAATTGCGTATTCGTATACTTTGAAAAGGGTCGATAATGTGGGCGAAAGTTTTCGTTCAGATATGAATATTGTCGAACTTGCAAGAAAACGTGCTCAAAAGAAACACAAGCGCAAATACATTGAACAAGATTTAGGAACTGATCCTATCCCTGTAAAAGACTTTTTATATAAACGACTTGAGATATAATGCAACTATACAATCCTTACAATAATATAAACCTGTGGATTAAACACACGTTTCTAAGTTTTGCTCAAGGATATTTTTCGCTAGATACTAAGTTTACATGGGATAGTAACCCGCAAACAACTAAAATTATAATTGCTGATAAGTTTGCAGTAGATCTGGGTGTTATAGAAAAGAGACCAGCAATAGTATTATCTCGTGGAAGTTTTGGTTGGACAGATACAATACGTGGGCAAGATGGACAAAATAGTGTTCTTTCAAGTAAGAAGGTAGATACATTGTCTCCCGAACCTAGTGGAGATAGATGGTTAGATTTTTCATTTACTGATTTGTTACGTGGTTCTATTACTTATAATGTTCTTTCAAAAAATGGTATAGAAGCAGAAGAAATAGCAAATAAATTGTTTATAGCCCTTAGTGGGTACAAACAAGAATTAAGAAAATATGGTATTCATAAGACTACGGGACTTTCAATTGGCGATGAAAGAATTGTAAAAACAACATCTGAAATAGAAGCAATGGGAGTCACAGTAAGTTTAGGATTTATAGCACAGAAAACTGTAGAAAAAGCAGGCAAATTAAATAACATAGAGGTTGTTGTTCAGATACCTAGAGAGACAACTACTGGAACAGTTACTGTAGATATTCCAGTATATGAAAACATAGATTACAAGATAACAAATAATGGTACAACGGTTGAGTTTACAAATCCACCGGCAGATAATACAGAAGCTATAAACGTTAGTTTTGTAAATGCAGTAGATTTAGAAACAGTCACATCAGAACTTGTAGGAGATTATGATGGAGAAAATACTACCTATACTGTACTTAGTGGCGCTGTGTATGGCTATTATGTTTTGAACAATGCAATAATTATAAGTGGTACTTATACTGTGTCTGGGCTAACTGATTATATATTTAATACAGAATCAGGTCTGACCCAAACAGAAGAAGTAGCGAGCCCCGATCCATTTATAAGTATTACTAATTAGTTCCAATCCTAAAAAAGGAGATATATGAACAAACTATCAGAAGAAATAGTTTTAGCTAGTTTTTTAAATGAATTAGAAAAGCAGGCTGGTTTAAAAACTATAGTAAAAGTTTTGAAAAACGTGGATTTGGTAGCAGGTACTAAGGGCATCAAGGAAGGATTAAAAGTCCTTGAGAAACATAAAGGCCCCGTGTTTGCATTGCCAAAAGGAGCCTTAAAGAAACCCGTTAAAGTAGAAACTTATGCAAAAAATGTTGGTGGTGTTGAGAAATACATTTTAAGAGAATTTGGAGATACGGCACATGCCTTTCGCAGAGTTAGTGAAGGTGTAGGTAAGGGTAAATCTCTTTCTACAAATGCTACAACTCTAGCTAAAAACTTTGGTCATTTATTGAAAGATCAAGTAAGAGGTGCCAGATATAAAGTTATCTCAAAAGAAACAGCCACACTAACTGGACCTAAAATAATACCTAAAGCAATAAAAAGTAGGTTGAAAAAAACCAAAATTCAGGGCAAAGGTTTATTTAAACATGAAAGATTTAACAGACCTATACAGGGAAGAACTAGCGCTGGTGATTATATAGTGAAAAAAAGAAAAGGTGCAGTCCCAGGCGCTATGGCATTGACCCCAATAGGATTCGGTGCTGGAACTTTTTTATTGGGCTCTGGAAAGAAAAATGAATCCCTTGTATCTAGAACAAGCGGTGGATTACAAGAAACAGCACTGTGGTCATTAGCACCACCTGTAGCTCAAGTTAAACTAATTTCTGATATGTTAAAATAATTTATTGGAGGATATATAAATGGCTTATGTAAAACCCGGAGTTGAAATTGTACAAGAAGCTAAAACAACTACTCCTGCGTTAATTACCCCAGATCTTGAAGGCGTACTTATTGGTAATGGATACCATTGGCAAGATCCTTCTTCAGATCTATCAATTGTCGAAGGAACCACTTATGACGGACAGTCTACAGATGTTATACTTAGCGGAATTAATTCTGTTTTCTATCAAGTAGGTGATTTGGAAGAAATGGTTGTAGTAGATTTAATTACAGTTTCTGGAAACGGAATAGGGGATGTGACTCATCTAGTTTACACAGATGATTACACAGTAGCCAATGATACAGTAACTATATCAGCAAATGCAGCATACCAAAGTAATTTATACCAAATAAGAATAGGCTTTCTAGCACTTAAGAATGCTAGTGACTATGGATATAAAAATCTTTATTCGCTGGCTGATGTAGAAGAAACTATTGGAGAACCCGTATCTTGGAACCCGCTAGCATTTGGTGCAAGACTAGCAATGTTAAATTCTGGTCGTGAAATGAATGTATTAAATGTGTCAGGGGTTGGTCAAGTAGATATGGAAAACGCTGTTGATAGTTTACTTAGTACGAGAGAAGTGTATGCTATTGCACCAGTTACACATAATATAACTATAGGCGCAATGCAAACTCATGTAGATACACAATCATTAGCTATAAATAAAAAAGAGAGAATTGCTATCATGAATCAGGACCTTTCAGGTTTTTGGGCAGGAACAGCTTTCTCAACAGACAACACAGAAAAAACGACCACAGCGACATCTATAAGAGATGCAAATATTGCTTATCTTGATAGAAGAGTTGTTATTACACACCCAGATGTGGCATATATAACAGAAACTCGTCATATCAGTACAATTAGCCCGACATGGATTGCTAATAGCTTTACTGGAACTTCTGCGGGGTTTGCATCTTATGCTTTAAAAGCAAAATTTGCATTTGATGCGTTTATAAACAACAAGAAGTATAAAGCTGGTACAGAGATTACTGCTGCAATATGGGCAGAAGTCAAAGACGCTGGATGGGCAGGTGGAGATGGTATGGTAACAGTAAAAGTTCCTGTTCCTGGTTATTACTACCCAGCTATGGTAGTAGGACAAATTATTGGGGAGTTCCCAGAACAACCTTTAACTAATTTACCAACTACAGGATTAGAAGAAACTTACGGTTCTGGCGATTATTTTAATGAAGCACAACTGAATATAATGGCTGAGGGCGGAACTTATATTATGGTTCAGACAAATCCTAGTGCTCCTATAGTATCTAGACATCAGTTAACTACTGATATGACTCAGGTATCTAAAAGAGAATTAAGTATTGTCAAGGCTCTTGATTATGTAGCTAAGTTCATTAGAAAATCAATGGTACCTTACATAGGTAGATATACTATTACACCGGCATTCTTAAAGCTTGTTAATTCAATATTAATTAGTATTTCCTTGTATCTGACACGAGAAGGTAGAATAGCAGATATGAAAATATTATCAGTTGCTGTTGATGATATCGCACCGGATACTATCAGAGTAACCGTGGATATTAAAGTTAAGTATCCAGTTAATTATATTAAAGTAACCTTACTATTCTAAGGAGGAATAACATGGCAAGTGTAAAAACATTACAAACATGGATAGAAAAGTTTACCAGTGATCATACACAGCCTCTGGACACGACTGCGGGAGATTTCTTATCTTCAGAATCAGTTGTGTTGCTGTCAGGTCCGCCAAAATTGGATACTGCGATCACTCCTACTAACTTAATACCCATTGGTTTGGTACAAAACGTGCAGGTGACACAAGCAAAACAAATTCAACAACTGTTTGAAATTGGCTCTAAGTTACCATTCTTTGTTCCTGGCAGAACTACTGTACAGGTTGGAATGGCTAGAGTATTGTTTGATGGACCATCATTAATGCAGGCGCTTTACGTATATAATGAAGGAGGTGCTGACTTATATATACCTGCTACTAATGTAGCTTCAGATCAAACATCGACATCAAATCCTGGCGAACCATATAATGTTACTGGAGAAGATCCAGTACTTATTGGAACTACTACTGGTGGATTTGATACATCAAATAACGCAGAGTTCTTTATTAATATAGCATCAGAATTCTTTAATAAACCTTTAGGTCTTGGTTGTGTATTATATGATATGCAGCAACAAGCTTATGGTGGATTTTATCTTGAAGAGTGCTATTTACAGTCACATAGATTCTCCGCGTCAGCTCAGCAAACTGTACTTATGGAAGATGTTGGCATTCGTTGCACAGCATTACGTCCTATCAGTATTGATGAGCTTGGTGGAAGTTCAGACGGTTCAGTAGCTGTATAAAATTTAAGCTAAAAAAATAGAAAGGGGGCGTAAGCCCCTCTTCTATTGTTTAAATGCTGCGGCCATTTGTACCGGGTCAATAAATCCGTGATAGAATTCATCAACTTCGTCTATTAATTTAGGTACATTTACTGCTGTTAAAGTTACATCGGCGGGATAACCTTCCAGTTCAGCTTCAGATGGGTGGTCAGGATCTCTATCGTCTGCGATATATTGAGAACCATCTTCTTTTGTTCTAACCACTTTTATATAATAACCACCGTTTATTCTTAAAGCATCGACTTCATTTTTAAATCTTGTGTCTGGAACTAAAATATATCCGGTTTGCATTTCTTTAGCTAACTCAAAAGCTTTTTGCATAGTGAGATTCACCCAGTAATTTCCATCGCAGTGAGTTCGACGATAGTTAGTTCCCCAGAATTGTAGTATTTCTGGGTCTTTGTCGGTCATTCCCTGATACTCGGTTATTTTTCTTTCTGTAAATATTTTATGTAGATAAGGATCAGTCAAGTTAGATATTGCAAACCTCTCTCCAGTTTCTTTGTTTGCTAAAACTGTATAGTATGTTTTAACAGAAGTTACAAATTCTTGTAATATGAGAGGATATTTAGAATCAGCGTTTGTACATTCTTCATACACACCGTCTGCCCAACGGATTATTTCTACGTTTGAACTTACTAATTTTTCTTTTAAGTAATTGGCTGCGGTATCTTTACCATTTCTGGCTCGATGTCCAAATCCAATTAACATTACACTAGGATAATTTACCATTCTGTTTTATGATTAATGTATCCAATGTTTTCCCACCTTTGCGGTTACTTCCATTGGGACTGAATCAGCATAATGATTAAATGCTTTTACCATTTCTTCTTCGATAGCAATTTTTACTTCTTGTGTATGTTCTGGAGCAACTTCCACAAGGATTTCATCATGAATAGCGTTCACAATTTTTGCATTATACTTACTTTTTTTAATTCTGTTATTTAATCTAACTAAAGCTAATTTAGTGGTTGACGCACCTGTACCCTGAAAAGGCAAATTTTTAGATTGATTTATTGCATGCGCAACCATAGCTTTGTTTTCCCAGTCAATACCAAATAAATCTACTCGTCTTTTATCTAAAGGTGACACGGCATATTTATTTACTTGAACTTGCTCAACTACATCATCCATAAATTTCTTTACTTTTGTGAATACAGTAAAATATCTATTCATTAAATTTCTAGCGTCTCCATAAGGTATCTTCAAGGTTCTAGAAAGTTTTTGAGGTCCAGCACCATATAATAGTGCAAATGTGATAGCTTTACATTGATTTCTTTCTTCCGGTGTAATATCATTATAGTCTTTTTTAAACAAAAGACTTGCTGAGAAAGTATGTAAATCTACTCCGTCTTTTAAGGCCTTTATCATTTGAGGTTCTTTACTTGCATGTGCAAGTAATCTAAGTTCCTGTCCACTAAAATCGGCACTAATAAAATTCCAGGTTGGATCCTGAACGCAAAAAGGCGTTCTGTATGATTGATCTTTGGGAAGATTCATCATATTAGGTTCATTAGAACTCATTCGTCCAGTCTGTGCGTACAACTGTCTAAATTTAGAATGTATCCTTTTATCATGTTTATGTATATGCTCTAAAAAGGCAGTTCCATAAGTTGAAATCTTTTTTTGTTCTTTTCTATAATCAATTAAATCTGCAATTACGTTGTGTTTATCTTTATAAAATTCTAGATATTTTGCATCTGTACTAGCTAGTTCTAGTTGTGTTACTTCTCTAAGCCTCGGCAGCAGCTGTTTTGGGGAGTTATAGTTTATAACATGTTCTACCGAACCAAATAAGTCTGTAGATACATTAGCTTCAATATAGTATTGAAAATGCTCATCTAACTTTTCTTTGGCTTTTTGTAAACTAATTTTTGCTTGGTCTTCAAGAGGTATCCATAAATCTTTATCAAGATAAATACCATTCAAGGTCATGTCTCCTAGTACAGCTGCGGCTTCATTTTCTAAAAGATATAATTCTTCCATCTCTCTCGCTGCTAGTAAAGGAAGTATACTATTATATACGGGAATGGAGTATTGAACATCCTCTGCAGAGTATTCAATTTGTTCTTCGGTAAAAGGGTCTCCAAAATTATGATGTTGAAAAGTTTCTCTAACCGATTTTTCCAAGATAACCCCAATATATTTTTTAACTACTGCAGCTAAAGTATAAGGATGTCCTTTTTTTCCTTGATACATTAACTGTTCTCCAAGCATGGTACATTTCATGTTAGTTAATCCAACACCAAATTTATGTTTCAGATGCATGTAGTCAAACATAGAATTATGAAGAATCTTTGCAATATTTGGTTGGTTTATCGAAGTTAAAAGTTGTTTAACTTTTTTATCTCCTATTTGTGCTACATCGAATACATATTGTCTTGTGGGGGTACCTATCTGTATTAATAACACAAACCCTGTCAGCGGATCAAGAGAGGTCGTTTCTGTATCAATACCAATAGCGTCTTGTTGTTTCAGCCAATCTATAGCATCTTGTACGTTTTCAGGTTTGTCTATATAATTTTGATTGCTATTCATTTATTCAAGGTACTCTCTGAGCTGGTTTGAGTATTTATCGTCTTTTAATTTACCAATTGTTTTTTCTTTTATTTGTCTTATTCTTTCTCTAGTTAAACCTTTGTCGACACCAATTTCTTTTAAAGTATAGGGTCTAATTTGGTCTATACCAAAATACATTATTAAAATATCTCGTTCTCTTTCAGAAAAATCATCTAAAATATATTTTAGTTCATCTTTTATATCTTCAATTGTTATTTGCATGTCTGCTGCAGATTTATTAGGAAGTATATGATTTAGATCTTTGTCATTTTCTGTCCTTGGTGCATCTATGTCAATAATTCCATAATTATATTTAACAGCATTCGCTACTTCTTCGTTATCTGTAAGTTCTAACAATTCGTCGGTTGTTAGGCTTCTACCTAATTCTTGTTCTAATTCTTTTTTAACTTTATTTAATTTAGATAATTCCATAATAACATTTAGAGGTAATCTTATTACTCTAGCATTATCATGAATTGCTTTCATAATTGACTGACGAATCCACCAGACAGCATAAGTTATAAATTTAAAGTTACGATCAACTTCGAATTTTTTAAAAGCTGTAATTAATCCGAAGTTTCCTTCTTGTATTAGTTCGTCCAGTGGTAACCCTTGATTTTGATATTTTTTAGCCACACTTACCACAAACCTCAAGTTCCGATTCATAAGTTCGTCATAGGCTTGTCTGTTACCAGCTTTAGCTTTATCTATAACTATTCTTTCTTCTTCTTTTGTAAAAGGAGGAAACTTTCGGATTTCTTTTAAATATTGTTCAATTGCCATTTAACTCCCTTTTGGTTTCAAATGTTCAACGGATTTTCCGTCATCGATCATTTCACATATAGTACATTTTTTTATCCGTTTTCTTCCATTACAATTTTCAGGGTTTTCCCAGTTATGAAATGTACGATCCCATTTTAAATCATCGATATCCATATCAGTTTGTATATTTACAATTTCTTTAAAGTCTTTTGATTGTCGCCTGTGTTGTCTGCCATCGTCTGGCTTATTGTAAAATTCCATTATAATGTATGAATAAATTCTGCGGGGTTAGGGTCTCCACGCAACCAGTTTAAAATATAACTTACGCCATAACTTGCGGCGTGAATATTTCCACGCTGTACAATACCTTGTTCTAATTCCCAGGCATTTTGACAACTACCATCCTCAACATCTTTATCCGGCAAAGTATTCAACATAGATTTATATGTATGTTTTTTACTTTTAGTGTATGTTGCATAAGATTTTCCTTCACTACGTAGATCAATCCAATATACTTTTGGGTTATCATTAAAAACGTAGTCAAATAGCATTTTTCTAAATTTTGTATTATCTACAGCTGCTATTATACAATCATATCCTTCGAATACATCTTTGGTTTCTATTTTTTGGTTAATGCCTTCTTCCATTCCGTACCTAGCTGAAATTATTTCTACTTTCGGATCCAGAACATCTGATTTATTAAAGTTTTGATAAGGCAGATTTTTAGTATCTACATCATCATAATCGGCAAAAGTTATTAGTGCTGTCGTTATTTGATTTGTTTTTCTAAGGCGGTCAAGCTCTGGTGCTATCCATGAACCAATACCCCCCGCTCCAACAATTAAAATATTTTTTACTTTTTCCATGTTTTCTATTCTCTTTAGATGCTTTAAAATTAAAAAGGTTTCATCTTACATACAGATACGCCCCACCGAAGCCTCTGTCACCTCTATAAGTGGCCGTAGCGACACTTGAATCATCCGATCCTTCGTTATACCAGGCCATTAAATCATTATATAAATTTGAGTAAATCACGTATATTCCAGCATACCCAGCCCCTTCAATATCCATTTCAGATGGAATTGGCCGCCAATAAGGATGGTTGTGAAATACACCAACAAAAGAAAGTGGTGCTTTTGGATTCATGTGTACTTGACTATTATTCAATACCTTACTTAAAAGTTCATTTCCGTCCATCACGTAGTCAGCTACTCCAACGCCAGCTATATTTTTTATTGGAACAAAGCTGACCATTTTATATAATCCAAAATCTTTGTCAATAACATTGCCCATTATAGCACCACAAATTTCCTTGTCTGGAGACGTCTTTGCGTATTGTATCAATTCATTTAATTGCGTATAGGTTAACAAGAGTCCATGTTTTTTGTCCATATTTCCTCATTATTACTAAGTTGATAGTTTAAATGTCGTCCAAATAAACTATCAATTTCTTGTTTTAAGTTGTGTATTATTTGTTTGATTGTTTTTCTTTCTTTTTTATGTGTTAATCTTTTTGTATATTTACCAGGTTCTTCTCCCTGTGGGTGTAATCTAGATTTCCAATATTCTTTCCCTTGATGTCCTCTTTTTTCAGCACTTATACCATTCATATAAAATACCTCGATTAAATGAATACTAACGCGGGGTTTCCCCCGCGCTTAAATAACAGGTTACCCTCCTACGAGAGCATTAGTTAAAATGACATACTCTGCATCTAATAATTTTTCTACAGTTAAATTATTTGGATTTTGTTGTACTCCATCAATATATAACCATTTTTTACTATTAGCTGTTTCATTTTGTATCCTCGATAATGCTATTTCAGGGACATCTTCCCAATCATCGTGTCCTTTCGAACTTACAACTCTGACTCTTACTTTACGTTCAAGTTGTTCCTGAAACTCTTCAATATCTAATGTTTCTTTATTTTCGTCCATGTGTTTAGTTGGTTAACCAATCAGTTTAAAGTGTGGATATCTTGCGCTAACGCATGATCATTTGATAACGCATATAAGCGGTTTACTAGTTTATCTTTACCAACCTGAGAAGTAGATTTGTCGACTATACATATGTATCTTCCTGAGGGGTATTCATAAACCTCGCATTTTTCCGAGTTTGCTACCACATATTGTCTAAGTTTTCCGTTTACTATATAACCCTCTCGAACAGTGATTTCATTCATTTGAATATCTTTTCGTTTTTCTAACTTGAGGGTTTTTTCTGTTTCTTCTAATAATTTTTTACTTTTATCAATAGCAGATTGAAATTCTATTTTAGCTAATTTAAGAACACTTTTTGCGTCATCAATAGTCATACCTTCGATAACTTTATCTCCGAGCAAAAGTTCCATAATTTCGCCTAGATCACTCATGTTCTGTGTATTTATAAGCCTGTTTGTATCTCTAACTTTATATTCGTTGTCTCCTAATACAATATACATTAAATTTTTTCTACGTTCAAGCGGTAACTTGAAAGAAAATCCTTCGTTATATCTCATTCCAGACACTTGAAAATCTACTCCTGTCTGGAGGTATCTGTGGAATTTTAGAGAACAGCTGCTTACGTTAGATAAAAATTCATTAAAATCTTCTTGAGTTTCATAACACACCGCCCTTCTTAAACAATCCAGAATTTCCATTTTATTTATTCTGTGGTCATTCAAGTAAGTTTTTGTGCTAGTTATATTAGCTCTATTAGTAGATTCTTCATATCTAAGTGCAAAAGACACATCTCCTATTTCACCCTTTGAATTTTCTCGAGAAATGGTTCTAATAAATTCTTCAAATACCGAATCCCAATTTATATCATCAAATTTATATGCCCTACTTAAACGCAATAAAGAAGTGTATACCCAATCAGCTTTATCAGATCGTTTTAAAATTTGTTCTTCATATTCAATAGAATCTTTTTTGATAGTCATTCCATTTAGTATTAATTTTTTACCAGCTTTTATAGTTTCTATTTTTTGCTTTAATTTAGTTTCAAGAGCCTTTTTTTCATCTTCCTCTTCTTTTTTACGTCGTATATCCTCAGAGAATTTTTTTACAGATAATTTTAATTGTGACGCGTCATATAATTGTGTGTCATTTCCTGTAATGTGCCTTACAATCCATTGTAAGGCTTCTCTTGTAGGTAAGGTAACTTCCTCGGTAAATAAAAGTTTACCAAACACCCCAGTTTTAGATATAGGAATTGTAGTATAACTATAATGATTTCTACGATCTATAACACAAATTCTATCGATATCTGCATAATTAAAAAGATCATCCTCATGATTTAATAAAAATAATCGTCTGTAAGATGATTTCCTATAATGATCTTTAGTGTATAATGAAATTATTCCAAGTCTGTGATTGTCTTTTTCTAAAATTCCTTCAATATATCCCAGAGCTTCTCCCCGATCTCCAAAATTTTCAGATAGTAGTTGTTTTTCTAAAACATCATCTTTTGTCTCTGTTTTCTTTGCTCCCGGAAGTAACCAATCACACATTTCAATTATTTTATCGAAGGAGTCGTCGAATTCTTTTGAACTATTTATAGCAAGGCCATCATTCAATTCTTCTGCTTTTATTTTTTCAAAAATTCTTGGTCCGTTCGTAACTTCTATCAACCAGGTCAGATCATCATAAACTTCAATCCCATTGTGTTTTTCTATTTCTTCATCATTTAATGCATGTATTTCCATTTCACTACAATAGTGCAAATTCTCTAATAATGTGTATAATTGCTCAGGCACAATTGTTTTAACTTTAATGCAATTTCTTCCACCACCGGTTAAAAATTCTGGTCGTAGTTCAAAATAAGAGGTTGTAGTAGCAGGAAGAGTTTCTTTTCCTTCCTCCTCATCATCTTCTTCGTCGGGATGTCCTGCATGAATTTCCAATCTACCTTCCCAAGAATCAGAGACATACATAGTGTGGGTTATAGTGTTTACCCCATTATCTATTATGTGGCTTATAGTTCCCACACTAGTATTCTTGAATGGTTTTCCTAAGTCTTTTAATTTTTCAATTACCTCGTCATGGACGGAAAAAGCTTTTTGCATTTCGTCTTCTGAAAACTTAAGTTCATACATTTCGTTGAATAGAGGTAAAGTTTGTTGTGTTACTTTCATGTTGTCTGTGTTTTATTATTTAATCGAAAAGTTCGCCTTTGACCGGCTTTGGTTTTTCTTCGTCAACCATTGTTGATTTCAAATCATCTTCAGTAATTTCGCATGTAGTTAATACGAGATAATTGTTTTTGTCCGGATACACAGCTAATTTTTTATCTACGAAGTCCTTTAATTTATCAACTCCATGATATTTCATTAATTGTGCTACCGCAGACATTGGAGAAATTCCATTTTTACCAGTTGAATACCAAAGACCTTTAATATCTTTTTCTCCTTTGTAGTCTTCTATCCAGCAGTCCGAGATAGTGAATGTTCTGCCATTTTCATCTTCTACAGTAAATTCAACTTTTTCAGATACCTTATCTGGCATACTTACACTTTTTAACCTTATATCTTTAACCGTAACATCTCTATCTAAACTACCAATAGCTTTGTTTAAGAAGTCTTCCATATTGTTTTCTGTCTGATTGTATTTTATTTATTAAATGTTTCGCATAGTATTTAATAAATGTTCCGCATGTTAGCATTTACTCCAACCACAATTAGTACATGTTTTGCATCCATCTTGATAAATTATTGAACTGTGTTTACAAGAAGGGCACTTTTCTTTTTTAACTTTTGTGCCATCTTGTATATAACGAGCCAATAATTTTTTCAAATGAAAAACAAAACTTGATAATTCATGTGGGTATTGATCTAGTATTTCTACTATATCTTGTATCTTCAGATTATGGCGCAGGGCCATCCCAATAATTCTAGCAATTCGAGTAGCGTTTTTTTGATTTTCGTATTTTTCTATTTGCTCTTCTATTAGATTTTTAGGTAAACCTTTTTCTATAAGAAGCTTTTCCATAGATTTAATAAGTTCTTCAGTAACTTCTGTACTCTCTATGTTATTTGTATTTACGAAAATCGCATAAGGCCGAGTCATGGCATCGTCAACAAATGCTAGGTTGATATACCATTTTTTACGCCCATTATCTTTTATTTTAAAACCACGGGCAAAATATTCATTTGGTATTTTTACTACATGCGGTATTATTCTATCTCCAGCTTCTTCGAATTGTCTTTCTAGTTCATTTTGATAAATTTTTACTTTTTGTGTTTCTAAAACAGCGGTCATAGTACCTGCTCTATATGTAGTAAGTCCTTTTATATTTGATTTCCAGGCATCTAAATATAAAGACTTAAATTCTTCATAAGAATAGTCGTTTGGTAAGTTAACTGTTTTAGAATTATTCATGTTAGTATAGTGAGCTATTACTTTAAGAACATTAATGTGATCTGACACACTGAGCTCCATAGCGCTTGCAAATACACCTCTATCTATCATTTTTGGTAGATCATTTTTGTAGTGTTTTTTTGCAAATGCCCAGCCATAATCTTCGACGTTTGTAGCTTTTACGAGACCTCTATTTTTATCTACTTCATAATCAGTGTCGTCAAAAGTTCCGTGCAACACTTGTTCATCACCACGAATACTAAATTTCATATGATCAGTTTCAAACCATTCGCCTTTCATAGGGTCTGGCCAAGTAAATCCTTTTTTCCTTAAATTACGTCTCTCATACTCGGTCACAATTGCCCAACGCATATACTCTAATAAATACGCTGGTTCAATACCACCAGTCACTATGTTTGCATATATGGCGCTGTTGCCATTAGGGGCATTCATAGAATGATGTGAATTTCGCATATGTGCTATACTTTCTATTTCTTTTTTTACGCTTGGTGCTATTTTTAAATTATTCCACCAGTAGGTGTTAAAATACTTTCGTTTATTAAATAATTTAAAACTACCTTTTTCCACACCAAGTTTTGCTGAAGCTAACAATTCAGTTTCAGCTTTTAATTTATAAATATTTTTAATCAAGTCTAGTGATTCTTTTGACCCATATCTTATACCAAACATTATCATTAAAGATCCGAGTCCCATGTTTCCTAAACCTATTCTACGTTTTGTAGTCATAGAATTTTTATATTCGGGCAGAGGCGTTCTAGATATATCATTTATATTGTCTAAAAATCTCACGCCAATATTTACACACCGTGCATATTCATCGAAATCGAATACTAGTTTTTCATTTTCCAGTTTAACAAATTTTGTGAGATTAAGAGAACCCAAGTTACATACTCCTGTTGCCATTCCTATTTCTCCACAAGGGTTAGTTGCAAAGATTTTTTCAGCGTACTTGAGTGAATTTAATTTATTAAATAAATCTAAAAATATAACTCCTGGTTCATTCCTTGTGTAGGTAGCATAAGATATGCTATCCCAAAGATCTTTAGCTTTTACAGTTTTATGAACTATAATTTTGTAACCTTTACTTACCCATTGATCGATATCCCCATTCCATTCTGATGCATATTTAGGGTGTTCTGTATCAGGAAAAATGAGTTGCCAGTTTTTATTATTTTCTACTGCTTTCATAAACCCGCCAGTAATTCCTATTGACAGGTTGAATTTAGTTAATCGTCCCGGAGTTTGTTTTGCCGTAATATAGTCTTCTATTTCCGGATGCCAAACAGAAAGGACTCCCATTTGAGCACCCTTTCTTATTTTTATTTTTTCATCTTCTTTTAGCTCACCAAGAATTTTTTCAGACCCCATAGTAATAATTTCAGAAGAGGTATCCCAAAGTTCCATAAATTTCAACACACCTGGGGTTCTGCTTCCAATACCTTTTACATAAGCTCCTGCGGGACGGATCCAACTAAAATTTATTCCATAACCACCTTCTGATTTCAGAGTATGTGCCTGAGCTTTTAACATATTATAGATCCCCTCAATCGAATCCGGATCTTTATAATTAATGTCTTTAGGATGATGCACATAACAATTCATCAGGGTAGTTGCATGTCGCGTATTGATGCCAAGATTTGCCATGATACGACCGCCGGGGATAAATTTAAAATCTTTCAGAATTGAATAAAACTCATTTGCCACTTTCTTTTCTATTTTTTTATTTTCAGGTTTTGCTGCTTCATTTGCTAAGCGTTTCCAAGTATCTTCTACAGTTTCTTCGTGGGGTCCTCTGTAATTATCATTCCAGATTTCCTTTGAGTATTTATTCATCATATAGTATTCCTCGACGGTTGGCTATTTTTTATCGGATGAGCCAAATGCTTTTTCTCCGCGGTCTGTATCGTCCAGCTCTTCTACAAATTCAAATTTAACTATGGGTTGCCTGTGTATTACTATTTGTGCTATTTTTTCTCCAGCTTCTATTTCTTCTGGATATGAACCACAATTTTGAAATACTACTTTAATTTCTCCGCGGTATTCAGAGTCTATAACTCCGGCTTTTAATTTTAATGTGTTTCTCATAGAGAATCCGCTACGCTCTTCAATTTGTCCATAATATCCGTTTGGTATAGCTACCGCATACCCTGTTGAAATCGCTTCTCTATTTCCTGAGGCAAGTTTTATCCTTCCTACCGCATACAAATCTATGCCAGCATCAGAGTCTCTATCTTTTGTGGGTGCAACTCCTAGTGGGTTTATCTTTTTAAATTTTAAATTAGCTATCATCTGCGCCATTAGTTTCTGTTGATTTTATTTCATTTAATGTTACTCTAAATATATATTTAATATCCGATATTGGGAATAGTGCTTTATCAAATTCCACGGCATTATCTATTTGTTCAAGTAACTCATTTTCTTTAAACCCCTGTATCTCAATACCATTATTTGCAGGACTTATATCAGTCACTCTTCCAATAACTCCTACAGCGGTATCTGTAGTTATTCTTACAGTATCTCCTCGTTTTATTCTTTCACTTAAATATATAGCATTCATGTTAATTCATCTTCCATTTCTTTTACTTTATCTAGATAATTCTCTATTTCAATTAACCATTCTTTTTTAAATATTTTGAATGGAATAGACTTTCTAATTCCTTCGTCTCGATATTTTTCAACTAGACTTATGGGCGTAATAAACACTTTATCTGAATACACAGTTTTAAAGTGAATCATAAAAAACGCAATTCCTCCCAGTTTCTGTTGAAAATTTAAATAAGCTAATTGATGATCTTCAATGTTTGCTAGTGGAAAACTGGTTTTACTTCTCGTCTCTTTTGCATCAAAAGCAATAGATTTTCCACCCTTTAATGTGCCCGTGTAGTCGACTGTGGATTGCTTTGCTACAAGACCTTTTCTAGTTATAATTATAGGAACTTCTACCTTAAGAATCAAGGCTTCATAATCTTTTCTGTATAAAATATTTTGTTTATTTGCTCTCTTTTCGAGATCATTTCCTTTTAGTCCCATATACCAATAGTGGTTTGTATGTTATATGCTGATTCCTGTAACAAATTTTAATTTCATTATAAAGCCTTTGACCAATGAGTTATAGTTTTTATTTCTCCTTTATAGAAGATTTCATCTTCTGGTAAATTATTAGGATCTAGATACCATGTGGTATGTCTTGCAATATAAGGAAACCCTGTTCTAAATGAACGAGACCATGCGGAATTTTTCCTCGGGTCGTGCATAGCAAAAGTAGTATCTACATCAGCTTTATATAACCCTGGTTCTATTTCTGTTTTCCAAAATTGATCCTCCCATCCCAGAACAGATTCTTTATGAGGAAAATGATCCGGAATATCATCTATCTTAAGTCCCATTCCTAATTTTAAATGTTGAGGATATTTTTTTAGCACAGCATAAAGATGGTGTATAAGGTCTGCTGGGCATTCTTCAATAGGAACTACGTCCGGGTCTGTATATACAAAATGTTCTTTTTTAAACCTATTGGTGTATAGACCAGATTTCCAAAGAGCCTCATGACCCAAATTGTTACCCAACATAATTATTTCGTAGGGTAAAGTTTTATAATATTCAAGCAAAGGTTCATAAATAGACCCGTTATCAAGTATCACAACCGGATTAGGTAGTTTTTTATCTACAATAAAATTAATTAATTGTTTTAAACAAGTTAGTCTATTAAATGAATTAATTATAATAGGTATATTATCTGCATTCATCAAAAAACTCCTTCATTTCTGTTAATTGCTTTAGTAATCCAGGTGGATCCCAAGTATCACAGACTAAACTTCTGTCACACGGATTAGGCCCAGTAGTTTTATTTATTGTTAAGCCGAGATGATATACAGTATTTATCATAGTTAATAAATCAAATTTATTTATTGCTCGGCTTGCGTATGTAATTAAATCTTCTGTTTGGCCGTTATCTAATCCATTAGATAATAATCCATCTATGTACTTAGCTAATTCTAAAGTAGTGACTCCACTCCAAATGTGGTCTGTCCAACCCTGTACTTCTTTCCCCTTTTGTGATATAGCCCATTCAAGGAGCGAATATTTATTAGCTAATTCTTCTCCTATTATGGAGGTACGTATTACTAAAGTATCTGTGCTTTCACAGGCCTCTCCTAAACTTTTAGACATTCCATACAAGTCTGTGGCATCTGGTATGTCGTCGCTTCTATAATTTCCGCGATTACCAGTAAATACACAATCAGTAGATATATGAATCATTGCTACGTCATGTCCAGCTTCAGTTAATCTAGAAACATATTTAGAGAGTTGTATAGGAAACGCAGAGTTTATTTTGAGTACTTCTTCCACAGACATATTTTTAATTCTGGGTTTGACTATTCCTGCACAATTTATAATTACCGTAAGGTAATCATTATAATTTACTAACATGGGTCTTAAGTTTTCAATTGAATCATTTAATATATCAAACCCACTAGTAGGTATATCGATAACGTCGTAAAGTTTACTCTGCTTAAGATACTTGCTAACTACGTTACCTAACATCCCGGTTGATCCAAATATTACTACTTTATCTGTCATCTTTCATCCGCCGCAAAAAAGTGGTCGTTTTCGTTATTATAAGTAAATCGAATATCGTCAATTTTACTTTCTTCTGTGGTACTTGATGAGAATACCATTAATTTAGAATCTGGAGTTAATAATTTAAAACCATTAGCATAGCCAGGTGGCACATAAAATACTGCGGGCTTATTAGCCGAAATAGTTTCTCTTGCTTGTATATCCCAATTCAGATTCCATTCGTTTTTGTATAACATCATTTGTGCTGCTACAATAATGGCACTGCCTGACAACATAGTAAAATACTTAGCTTCTCTTTCATGTCCATGCCAAGCACGAATAAATCCCGGGACATGGTTTGATACTATGTAATATCTCTTAATGGGAGTTAAATCTAAATCATTATTAAATTCTACTATCCCTCTGTCATCTACAAAAATAGTTCCTTCATATAATTTTGGTTCTGGTAATATCATAATTTTAAATTTGTTTTATGTCTAAGCCAGTTAAATAGGCTTGGTTAGAATATCTTGTATTATCTAAGTTTTTTATACGTTTTGTTTCCACAAGATATTTAATTTCTTCGATGCCCTGATCTATCGAACAAGTTGGATTAAATTTTAAACCGACTCGAGCTTTTTCGCTGGACACTCTATAGTTTCTTGTGTCTTGAAATGGCATTTCAGTGTGGTTAATTTGCATATCCGGAAAATGATTTCTAACCTGATAAGCAAGATCAATTATTCTTACGTTTTGTTTGTGAATGTTATATATTCCCTGTGCGGGAGAGTATAAATTATCTACAACCGTATGAGCAACGTCTTTAACGTGTAAGAGAGGTCTGAACTGGTCTCCACCGAACACATCTATTTTACCATCTGTGTGCGCTTTGGCTGTCAATATATTTACGACTAGGTCTAATCTGATACGCGAATATTTATCTCCTACACCAAATAAAGTTCCAAGTCTATATATAATTGCATTTTTTGGTTCTAAGTATTTTTCTGCATTCAATTTAGTAATTGCATATGCAGAAAGGGGGTTAGTTGGTGAGGTCTCATCAAGTTCTTTATCTTGAGCACCATAAACAGAGCAAGTGGATAGAAATACAATCCTTCCATCATAATTCTCTGCAAGCCACTTAATTGAATCCTCGTTCAACTCTTTAGTTAGGTCAGGATTAATTTGACATGCCCCATCTCCTACGAGAGCTGCGAGCCATATCACTGAATGTGCTTTCTTGAGTAGTGGCAATAGTTTTTCCCTATCTCTAATATCGCCATATATAAAATTTACATCCTTACGAAATGAATCTTCGTACAAGAGATTATCGTAAACAGTAACTTCGTGTCCTACATAACCAGGGATACGCTTAGGAAGGTCTCTATCTTTCAAGAGCATGTCTACAATTGCTCCACCTACATACCCTGCTCCTCCAACTACTAAAATTCTATTCATTATATATCAACATCCTCTAGGCCGTGATTTCTCGGAATTTCTATAGCATATGCGGTAGTTTCTGATGAGTTCGGTTTAAGGTCATTGAGTAATACTCGCATTCCTCCTCCTATTCCCAGAATAAGTTGGTCGTAAAATAAACCATGATAAGCTAATTGTTTCTCGGTTATTTCTCTATCGCTTTCTCTGCGTCCAGAGACAAGGATAATGTTATATCCTTTTAAATCCCATTCAACAAATTTATCTATCACTCCAGGAAGTATAGGACGTTCTCCTCTAAGGCAATTCTCCCTTCCTGTATGTTCAAAAATTGTACCATCAATGTCTATAAATATTGTTTTTGGTCTATTCATATGCGCTCTTTTATAAAAGAAAATATATCTGCGGATACTAATTCGTATACGGACTCGAGGTCAAAATTAAATTTAGGATGACTAAAAACATAATGACCACACAACTCTAAAACTCTTGCTTTATGTTTGCGAGGGTCGAAGTTTTCTGGAAACCATTTTTTCCATCTACCGTCTTCCATTAATAATGTAAACCACAATTCAATCACGGAAATATTTTCTAATACATACTTGGTTTCTAAATTAGCTATTTCTGGGGCTATATTAATTGCTGATAGGCCCAGATTAAATTTTTCTTTTATTAGAGAAGCCGACAAATAATCTCCATTATGTTCTTTTGAAAGAATAGAATAACGTCTGCACGTGTCAGACATTTCTTTAAGAGATTCTTTACTATAGGTTCCTGTATTATTTCCAGCTTCTAGAGATGTACCTGATTGAATAACTCCATATATAATCTTATGAAATTTATCTGGTATTTGTTCTTTCAAGGTTTCAATAAATACTTCAAATACATGTGGGTTCATAGGATATATTGCTTGCTCAGTTCCTACTTCAAACAGACATGAGTCATTCACTGAAGAACACATTTTAATTATGTCTATCGTATAAGCTACAGCTTCTTTGAAGTTTAATTTTTTCCACGGATCTATATGGATTATGTCCATATATTTAGCGTCTTCCAAGAATGAAAACATACCACCATCGTTATAATTTCCTTGTCCAGTACCACCGTGATCTCTACATAATATAATATTATTAGTTCTTTCCCTGACATAAGATGTAAATTCTCTAGTATTCCAGTTATTCACATAACCGCCCGTATCGTCTACTTGACGTCGCGACGCAACTAACCCTATAGATTGGT